CAAACATAGTCCCGATGGAACTAACAGCTGCTGCTTCCTCCATAGAGAGCTCTCCATCACCGTCTTTGTCCCAGTTTTCAACGCAAATACGCTTCACCTCTGGGTCCTCGAACCTTATCCACCACTTAGCTATGTTCAATTTGAGTTTTGGATAGTGGGTCATCAATGCATCGTAAGTATCACGATATGCACCAGTGGTGAGGTTGATTGTGCCGTCAAGCACTGGATATGGGTCATTTCCGTATTGCCCTTCTGCATCGATTCCTTGATATGTGCCGTCTACCAACTGGGAAAGTTTATCGAATGCTCGTCCATCCGTGAAAGTCTCATTGAATCCGACACAGCGCACGTAACGCAGGGAGTGAGGCACTTGCCCTACCTGTGCATCCATTATTCCAATGAGCATCTTAATCGGCTGGAGGTTGTCACACCCACTCACGAAGTAACTCATCACATTCGGAGCACATGCTTCTGTATTGCACTTCTCATTGGTGAGCTTGTCGAGATTCTTTAATTCCACGTATGACGTGGAAGCAGGATAGTCGACTTCTTCTACGGCAGCACCATCAGCGAAGTGTGCTTCGGTTAGTGATGAGCCACCAGCGAGGAACTTACGCAGACGGAAGTTACTACGCATATCGAGCGAGCCTCCAAGAGTAGAGATGTTCTGCACATCAATCTCCTCTAATGAAGTTGTATTACCGAGCGTAAGCGAAGATATAAGTATCTTCACCTTCTCTTCATTCTCATCGCCCAGTTTCAATCGCTTGAGTCGCTTGCCAATGATTGAAAGCGCACCATTGATGACATACGAACTCCAATCGCCTATATCGAGCAGGTAGTCTGCTGACTTGACAGATAGCTGCTGGTCACTGGTACCGTTAATGTCTACGACTATCTCACACGGCTTACCAGCATCCGTGCGAGCACCACGCATGATTGTAGTACCGTACGCAATAGTAGGGTACAATTTCATCGCAGGCGTCAGGCGCAGAACGATAGAGTTAGTCGTTGCATCCGCCTGTGCAGAGGTACGCACAGTGATAGCCCCTTCAGCAGTCTTTGCGTCGTAGTCACCAAAGGAATACTTAGACATAAGGTACTGAATGCGTTTCTTTACCCAAGCAACCTCTGGAGACTTACCATCACCAAGCGACTGGCCCAGTGGGTCGGTATCGTTCGTATAAGTACCTTGCAGCATGGCGAGCTTCATTTTCTCGTACAGCTTGCCATCCTCATTATAGAGCATAGACGAGAAGTTATCTATCACAGAGAAGTAATACCTCTCGAAGTATGCAAAGAGTTTCTGCTGATGCGTACCCTTTTGCAGTCCTCCAAGTTCCTCCATCTTAGACATCATTCGTCTCATCATTTGCGCACGCTCCTCTGGATATGCCTGCTCCATTAAGTTCCACAACACAGACTTTTCACCGTTCCATACAGGCGTACCGTCAGCATAGGTATCGTGAAACTCTACCCAGTAAGGTTTTTTCATTAAACCTTGGTTTATGACTGTCAGGATAGTATCAAGGTCATCCTGACGGAACTTCCATTTACTCTTTGCCATATCTATTTTTTATTGAAATTATATGGATATGTATTCTTGGCACAGTTGTCAGTTGCTGCCTTCAACTCTACGTATAACTGATGAAAAAGCAGGTCCATAATATCCCAGTCCTGTGGCTGCTCAGCACGGAACTTTTGGATGCGTGCTGCCTTGAATAACTCATTGAGTTTAGCGACATCACTAATCGATGTGAATGTTTCCTCGGTCAATCCGTATTTATCACCGACCAACTGCTGACGAAGATTAACCACTGTTGCACCGCTATCGAGTGTTGATGGGCAGAACTTCTTATACAAGCTATCGTAATAGTATAGGTTGTATTGGTTGGGGTCACCATCCTTTGCTATCCAATACTCTATATGTGTTGAATGTGGGTCAGCGTTCAGTTCTTCAAGTGTACCATTGAAAGGCTCAATAAATGTATTACACGAATATACAATATTGTAAGCCGTGATATACGACTCAACGAGTTGCTCTGCACGCTGTCGTGTTTCATTGTCTGCTGTAGTCTTATCATCCGCTGGGAGGTCAGCATAATCCAAGTCCCAGCAGTTCTCCCACGAAAGTTCAGAAACTTGGTACTGATAGGCTTCCTCCTCAGCGTTATAGCGTATTCTTCGCTTATCCCAAGGCACTTGAAACAAGGTAAGGCGTGGCGAGTTATCAGAGCCTTCAATAGACAGGAGGTCAGGGAAAAGGTCCTTGTCATATCCAAAGGTCGCAGCATCACCTTTGTCTGGACCGATGGTGAACAAACCAACAAACTTATACGTCACAGTACCGTCCTCTGCCGTCTGTTTCTCGAAGCCTACGAATGTCTCTTGATAAATAGATACTCTTGCTTCGCTGTTCTGTTCGATACCCTCGTTAGTCAAACCAACTGCCTTCCATAGGTCGGTAAATGAATTTACAGAACCCATCTTGTGGTATTGCATTGAAGACGCTATATTCTTCTTTCCTGTCAGCTTAGAGATTTTCGGCAGGTTCTTGAACAGCTCAAACTTCTTCTGTTCTGTCTGTCCGTCCTCATACACGATGGTCGTGTCCTTAGCTACTTTCGCCTTCCAGTTCCATAGGTAATAGAGCATTGATGAAGTACCCTGACCTTGCAGTTGAAGATTGGTAATTGTCAGGCGGTTAAGGTTGGTATTTCCATCCTTAGGATAAATCTCCAGCGTTCCCTTTGGTCTATATGATTTGCCGTACTCATAAGCAGGTAAAGGCTTATCAAAAGTAAACACGTTGACCTTACCGCGGATTTTGTCAAAGTCGACCGTGGTACCGAGTGTATCATAGATGTCGTTATCCAATTTCTCGGCACTCTTCTCTCCAACTGTAGAAAGTGCATTGATATAGTCTTGGTGTACATTAGATGCATCCATTGCGCTGTCATAGATACGAATAGAATACAAATCAACATCCGCTTTATCAGAGCCTATGACGATACCACCGCCTGAACCTATCTGCATGGAGTCGGTAAGCAAGTAGGCGAACTTACGAGCTTCGATGCCGTCAATATAGAGGTACACGAGGTTAAGGTAATAGGTATTTCCATTCAAGACGTAGGTGTACTTCTTAGGAGAGATAACAAGTGCGAGACGAATGCGTACACCATCATCAGTATTCATCGCTTGAACGTCAGCATTGCGCTCGCTTCGAGTTGCAAACATAATAGAAGAAGGCTTCACCTTAAGACCGATATAACCCTTCTGATAAGGCATAGCGATAGAGATACACTCGGCATTGTAGTCTGACGTGTTGTTAATCTGATAGTCTATCTCGATAGTCTTACCGCTTTGCGCTGCTTCCTTTGCGAACGGCTTGTAATCAATAGTAAGACGTGAACCAGCGAGCAAGCGCAATGTGCGTGCGCCTTCTTCATCAGTCACCCAGCCGTCACGAGAGAAAGCCACGTTCTGCCAATTAGAACCGACATGATCAGAGTTGATGAGATTGCGAAGAATGTTGCGGTCGGTGTCGGTGTTGTTTCTGTTCTTCGCATTAAAATAAAACACCGCTCCAGCTGTAGCAGAGTAACCTTGTGAGTTATCCACTGGGAATGGGATTGCGTCACGCAAACGCACCTCGTCTGTTGGGTGAGTACGAAATCCGATTAACGCAGTAAAATCGGAGTTATCAATCGTCTCAACCTCAAGCGAAAGCGTGTATTGCATCTTGGTTTGTGTCAGCGTATTTTCAGATACGTTCTCTTGGAGCACCTCACCATCTTTCTTCAGTGCGATAGCAAGAGGAGTCGTGACAGCCTTGCCGTCATAAACAGCATACTCCAACACCTTGTTCTCGTACCAGTTCAGCAGCTTCTCCGCCTTGTTATTGACAACTACCATCTTCACAGCTTCGTTGTTTGCAACCGCCATAAAGTCGTAGCCTACTGGTGTTGTCTGCACCGTGTTATCTTCATTCGACAACCAGGCAGACAAGTGGAAAATGCCTGTCTTGTTCGTGAAAGGCACGGTGTAAGCAACAGGCGACGAGGTGTAAGTTGCAGTACCGAACTGTCGCTCATACGTCTGCTCGTAACCTTCTCCTGTTATCTTCACATGAAGCGTCTTTGAGATATTACCACTAATATAGCATGGCAGCACAATGTCACCTTGATACGCCTTCCACCAGTTAAACTCAGAGATAGATAGGAAAAGAGCAGACAGCGTAATACTGTACACCAAGGCAGGAGAGGTTTGCCCTGTCACCTCACCTGTAATCTTCACCATGATATTGTTTTGTCCTGACTCGAGGAACTTGAAGACATCTACAGTGGTGAGTGTGTTTGACTGACAGCGACCACGAGCCTTACTTACGAAAGTACCATCGCCAGCCTTGGCGAAGATTTCGTATGTTCCCCATTCGCCACTATCTACATATTCGGTTTGCCCCACGTCCTTAGTGCGAGAGACGAACATAAACTTAATAGCGCACTCACCAGCTGACTTAGATGCAGAGAGAGTAGTAGAAGGAGACTGATTGACAGCACGTAAGTAATAGAGAATAGATTGCTGTTGTCCTCCACCACCTTGCCCAATATTAAGTTCAGATAACTTCATTGGGACCCACTGATCACCATTCCATACGAGTACACATGTCTCGGATGTGAGTTCGTCAACTTCTGTGTTTACGTTTGAAATCTGTCCGAGGGTAGGGCGGTTCTTCGCAATCGTCTTCTTCACACGTTCCTCCTCAGAGTTCTGTGCGTCGATTAACTCATTGACCTTCTCGGGTAACTTGTTAAACTCATCAGCGGTCAACCGACCGCCTGTCTGTTTATGTTCTAAGTAGAGTTTTTCTATCGCCATATTAAGATAGCTTGAATGGGAATGTATAAGTAAATGCGTTGTTACCCTCTATCTCGACACCACGCGCAAGAGATAGAGCATGACAGATGATGTCTTGAAGAAGTTTAGGGTGAGAAGATGAATAGCTCTCACCCGTATTGTCTTCGATGCCACGGATAGATGCTTGTACGAAGCGATTATCTTTCGTACGGCTTTCAGTGATATATACCTTGATGTGCTTCATTAAAGTCTTCTATACTTCTTCAGCAACCAAACAACGATATAAACAACAGCAGCTAACAGAGCAGCAGAAAGAGCACCGATAGCCCAACCTCCAACATCCATCTTTATCTTCTGCCATCTACTTAACTCTCGCTCAATGACCTTAGGAACCTCGATGTATTCCTTCTTAGTTGCACGCAAGCTGTCATTGCTCGCTTTGTAGCGGTCAATCAGACGTTGGAGAGTAAGATTGTCCTGAGTTGCATGCCATCTATCACGATAGCGGACAATTAATTTCTCCTTGATGTTGCCTTGTTCATCTTTGATGATTACAATGCTGTCATGAATAGCGACACTATCACGGATATTAATCACCTGTCGAGTGATTAAACTGTCCTTGATATGTACGCTGTCTTTCCTTGATATGTAGATAGTATCAGTGCGGATAGACTGCACAGGTACATACACTCTATGTGAACAGCTTGTGAGGCAGAGAGCCGTAAGTGCAAGTAATCCAATAAGGATTAACATTGAATACACGTAGTATTTAATTTCTTTGTCGTCCATAACTACACCTTTAATGTGAAACACAGTCTGCGTTGCTTCCCGTCTGCACGCTTATAGCCTACATGCACCCAACGTGATGTGTTAGATTTCTCGATAATGATTTGGTCGAATGCGTAGCCCTTCTTGGAGAACTCGTTAGCCATGAAGCGTTCAAACTCAGTCTGCTTACCATTGACAGGTTGCAAGTCTGCTGCATAGCCCTCGACGTGTGCGGAGGTCTTCACACCGCCTACAGCCTTATTCAATTCTGGTGAGCGGTAGCCACTTGTTACACGGATAGCAGGGTTCTCGAGTTTGTGAGCCTCGCAATACTTACCCCATTCCGCACGAATACTCTCTAAAAGAGTTATCGTTTCTGTAAGGTGAACCTTCACAATAGAAGGAGGGTTATTGTTTATCTTGAGTTGTTCAGCAGTGCTGGATTGTACCAGCTCCGCTATTGTAAAATTTGCCATACTCTAATCAAACTTTGGTTTATCATCATTATTATTATTGACACCCACGTGTGCAGTTTTCAAATAATTACTAAGGAATGGTATTTTCTCAACTGCCTTTAACGAGAGGACGTAATAAACAAATCCTGCTATTTTCCACATAATCGTACCCTCGACCATCATAAGCTGCCAGTTGCGAGCGATATTTGTTCCATAGAACCATATTGCGACCCAACACAATAACTTCACAACCCCACGAGTATCTTCTCTTTCTCCCATAAAGAAACCTGTGACAAACACCATTGATGTGACAAAGAAAAACAATCCACAATGTATAAAGAATACTCCTGCTTTTCTCCAACTCCAGTCTTCACCGTTTAACCGCCCAGCGACGACACCGAACACAAAGTTTACAAAGAAAACGGTAAACATTGCGTACATTAAATCCTTGATGGGAAAGAAAAAGGTGAGCAATCCGCTCAATACTGTACAAATCAAGTATTTAAATTGCTCAAGGTAATTCATAGCAGAAAAAGTATTACTCCGACAAACGCACCCACCATGCCAGCAACTACATCTTTCCAGTCGAACTGCTCACCACGCAGGTAATAATCAACACTCTCCTTACCTGCCATCACAAAAAAAGCAGGAACTAATGATAACATAAGCCACGCATCAATAGAACGTAGCCCTTTGCAAGCTATCATTGCAACGATAAGTCCTGCAACAAAATGCAGATACTTATCGCTACCAATGGCAGCAAGTCTTGTGAAGACTTTGTAAACACAATTTAAAAAACTTTTCATATCACTATTTTATTTAATTAAACATCCATATTAGGTGCTGGTATAACAGCAGGTGGTTCATCGCCATTCGATGGGTTGATTAGATTCCCACCACTATCAGAAGAGAAGTTATTTCCGCCTAATTCCGAAACATACGACTTAGCAACGACGGTGTCGTAATAAACAGACCGCACAGAGTAAGATATCTTTTGAGCTACAACCGCACCTCCACTTGTAGAGCCTATCTCGAACAATCCACCATAAATCATTTCTCCACTCTCTCCAATCTTAAGTGTGATAGGAGTTGTAGCTGCTATTATAGCCTTATTGTCATCTGTGTATTGCTGTCCTAACTGTAAGGTTATAGATTCATATGACTTATCATCAAGCGTAGCAGTCAACTTAATATCACCACCGCCATAAGTATTCTGTTGAAAACCTCTATTGGTGATTTTCACAATGATATTAACACCGAGATAAGCCTTACCATCACGCTTGCTAACGAAGTATCTGCTGTCATTAATCAACTCCATATCTACTCCATACTTATTCACTATACCACGATGATTAAGCATTATCTGTGGCTGTCCGAGTTCATTCGCAAGAATGATGTTCGGATACCCATCAACTTCACCGAAGTAAATTGAACCGTGTTCACATCGCATACGTACACGAGAAGCATCAATCGTTCCATCTGAAGCTACTAACGCAACCTTACCATCTGTAGTCTGAACTGTAAACCTATCTGCAACGATGTCAAAGGTACTATTCTCACCATTCAAGTGCATACCTACTTTTTCAAGACCAGTACGCAAGTCTGTCACGGCAGCAGAGATTGACTTATAACCAACATCCAATGAGGCTTTAAACTGCTTCGTTGTAAACTCCTGTGCTGCTTGCCAATCCTTAATACTAAACTCTTCACCCTTTTTCTTTGGCTGAATACAAACGAGCAAGTCGTTTTTATACTCATCTTTATAAGTAGCGTTACTCCACTGGTCGCCCTTATCATACGGAGGAACAGGCTGCTCACGCACGAACATCCTACGCTTTCCATCTGCTGTGTCCTGTGCTCGCTTTGCTGCTTCTAATGATTTGAGAACATCAGCATCTGTAATCTCGTGCCAAGAGAAAGAGCCATCAGGGTTCCGCTCGAAAGAATAAGCACGACCTCCACCTGTCTCAACGTATGAGCGATTGTAGTAGATATCATGCACGTGCAATTCCTTTGTAGCATCGTCCGCCCATTCGTTAGCAGGTTCAGTGGTGAGCGTTGGAACCACGTCACCAAACCAAAAAACAAGCTGCTTATCTGACTGCTGCATAACCGAACTAAGACGTCCCTGCATAGACACCAAGAAATCTTGCAGGAGGATATACTTACCACGAGTAGCAGGGTCCTCAACCCTTATCTCGAATTTCTGCTTATCAAAAAGGAAGATAGGGTCAGGAAGGGTAAAGCTATTAATACCTTTTATAATCTTAAAGTACGGTGAACCCTCTCCTGCTGCTGATTGTATGATAGCACTCTGTCTATCTTTTATAGTGAGGTTACCAAGCTGCACAACTTCATCACCCACCTGTGGAATATCACTACCACTTGCATAGTTATCCGCATTCGTGTTATCTGCAATGTCGACATAATCAGTACCGACAGCGGTAACACGTCTATACCAGTAGTGATTAGACAGCTGTCCTCCAGCATCTATCAAGTTGAATGTCTCGCACAGTGCAAGGTCATCCACTTGCATAGAGTTATAGATTCTGCGTCCGTCAGCATCTTCTTGACGGAAGTAACATCTCCAAGCACCTACAATCCTCTCAATCTTAGATACCACGAAACTACCAGCAGAGTTCACAATCTTACCCTTGATGTGTGAGGTCTTCATTATCTCAACCTCCTCTGCTGTGAGCTTACGATGTACGTGCAGATACTCTGCATCGAGATGCCAGTTCCCTTCTTCATCTTGGTAAATGGATATGCCAGACTCACCACGGACCGACTTTCCAAACACGATACCCTTCATGAAAGTAGTCAGTGAGTTAACGATAGAGTCTTGATCAGTGCGAACGATCTTCTCCCAGTCGACACTCTTAGGGTCGAGCGTGCGAGCAGACTTAGCTTCGTCAGCTAAGCCAGCGAGTATCTTCTGCGCATCCAAGGTGAGGTAACCACCAATGCGATCGAGCGCATTCAGTACCGACATATTGTCGTGGCGGTGTCCAAAGGCACCATCACCCTTGTAAGCAGCGGTAACCTCATGAGAGAACCACTCAAGGATAGCTTCTGCTGTTGTGATGTTCCACTTGTCAGAGTAAGGACTCTGAACAGGGAATAAAGCCCCACTGCTCAGCGGTAGTCGCTCAAGTTCAACTAAGCGTGGGGCGATGGTAAAAGACCCTACATCAGGAATCTTGATATCCAACATTGCAGGTGCAGCGTTCTCTGACCTGGTAATATTCAGGTAAGGACGTGCATCTGCGTACTTATAGGTAAATGTATAAGATGAAGGGAGGTCTTTTGTCTGCCAACTGACGTCGCTCTCTGTTACGACAATGCGACGTACATAGTTGCCTGTGTAGAGGAACTTACCCAATGAAGGGAAGAAGTCGAGCAACCACTTACGTTCCTCCTTAGAGAGGAAGCCTGTGTTCTTCTTGTATTCTCTGACTGTGTCAACACGATACTCTTCTGAGTCGTTCTCAATTTCTGCTACGTTGTGCGTATGTTTCGCTGTGTTCTCTGCATCACCATACGCACGGAAGGTATCGAGACCACCCAGTGAGTTCTCGAAGAGCACCCACTGTTCTTCTTCGCTACGAATATCAGAAGCATAGTATCTCTGAATGTAGGTGAGTCGAGTTCCAGCAGCGTCTTCTATCCATACATCATAGTAGCTTGGCATCTTACCTAACTTACCAGCGATGACACCGTATTGCATTGGCATCGTCCACACCTTGCCGTGTGAGAGATTGCCCAGTATGAGGTCAGACTGAACATAACTACCGTTCTCTTCTATATATGCACGACACTTAGCCACGCAGTCCTCGACAGCGTAGTAACTAAGAAACTCTGGCGTGTAATAAGTGACAGGCTTGACGGTAGGCTGCCAGGTCAAGAAGTTACGCTTCAGCCAACTTGAAGCGGTGTCAGCGAAGTTGTCGATACCAGCACGGAGTACTGTGAATTGCCATGACTCTTGTGCAGCTGTCTTATCTTCGATGAGATTAACAAGGAACTCACGAGCAATGTTCGGTTGACGATAAATTGTAGTCGACTCCTGGAGCTGAAAAGATAGCAGCGGAGTGATGATATTCTCTAAGTCTATTTCTATGCGCTTCGCCTTATTAGGTGTATAAGTGTGCTGCACAATGATTTCATTCGAGTCTGCATACTTCAGAACGAATGTAACCTCTTGCGTGCTTGATATGATAAAGTGATTCATCGAGCCCGTCAGGCTGAGAGAATCAGGTTTAAGAATAATATCCATGTGCGAATTGTTTAACACAAAATTACTATATATATAGGGAATGATAAAGGACAGGTTTTAGCTGGCGTAATTAAATAGGCACGCATTCCAACCACACCTCTGTCCGAGTGTATTTGTACTCTCCGTGTCTGAACCAGCCACCTTTCCTTGTTATTTGCTCAGTATATGAACGCTGCTTACCATATTGCATACCAACAAACTCAGCTGAAGGTAGAGGAGGGTAGACCGTGACGAAGGATTTGTTTCGCTCTCGATCAGCTGCCTTGTATTCTTCCCAGGTGACTGATGTTTGTTTTTCTTTGCCCACCCACTTATACTTCACATCCATAGCCTTGAGTTGCTCATTGATAGTAGGAGCGGTGATGGTCGGCTCCATAAGCGATACCGTGTACAGCTCTGACTCTACAGGCTCATTCTTTCCTCCAAGTGTGAACTTGAGTTTATTGAAAAAGAAAGGTACACCACGGATAACGACCTTAGCATAAGAGGATAGGTTCTGTTTCTGCGACTGAGAGAGCAGTAGCTTCACCTTCATGTCGTGAAGTGAATTGCGCAGCAGCAAGTCATATTCACGGTAGAACTTTTCAAAGATGCCTTGTGGACCATTGTAATGCAAAGCATAATCGAAGATGCGAGGATGTGAAGGCGCATTCACGTCATAAGCTGAGATAGTCCCTGCTGGACGACCGTCTGAAAGATAACTGAAGGCGAGTATCGTCTTTTGTTTGTTGGCAGATTCCGAGGTATTCTCCTTTGGTTCTGTCGCAACGACCATCTTCGAGTTGAGCGACATGTATGAACCTACGTAGAGGAACTTACCCATATCATAGGTGAAGTCTTCCTCCTTGATTGTAGCCTTATAGCTAAGCATTCGTAACTCTGGTATGAGTTCAGGAACCTTTATCTCTTTTGCTTCAAGTGTTTCTCCAGTGTTGTAGTCTTGCGAAGCTTCGCCTATCTTCACCGTCACTTGGAAGTCACCAGACCATCCAGTCTTATAAATAGCTCCATCGATAGGGTCGAAGTAAGCGTTCGGGTTCGCCTTTACTAAGCTATCTATATCGTCGTAGGAGTCTGAGATTTCTGAATCGACCTTCTCCTCTGCTGAGAGTGTTACACGCTTATAGTCGTTCTCTGACTTATAAGAGAGTGTAGGATCTTGGGTTACGCAATGGGTAAGGTCGGTATTCGGAGTTTCATTCAGCGCATCACGCAAGAAGATGATATCTGCAATGCGCTTACCTTCATCAGAGGTGAACTCACAGCAGAACTTCTTACGAAAGACAGAGATAAAATCTGCACAAGTAATATCAGGTACAAGGTCAGCGACCTTTATCTTTCCATTCACTAAGACGTCCATAACGTTGTTTACGACTACCATCTTATTGAATGGTTCTGTGCGAGTAAAGAAGTTCTCTTGCAGATCATACCCAAAGTAAGCGAAGACACGCTTCAGAAGATAGTTCGCACGGATGAATGGCGACATATAATATCCAGGTGCGAGCGTAATAGGTACGTCGTTGACATACTCTGTGCGCTGTACTGCATTATAGAAGTCACAATCCTCACCGCTCATATCGGGGTGAAACGATTTAACTGAAGGTACCTCTGGAAGGAAGTCGTAGATTTTGTCGTATCTCAACACCTTTTCCTTACCAAACCCATTTAACACTTTATAATTAAGACCTTCCTTTTGTCCAGAATCATCCGTGAAAAGCACTGGAAAGATGCCGTAATGCTCATTAGAGTCATTGCGAAGATTACGACAAAAATTAATCCCTTCTTCTACAGTGTTCACTCCTGGTATGAATTCGCCTTTGAAAATATCCTTCAGCTTTACCTTCTGAATCCTTGAATAGAAGGAGCCATCGTTAATGTAGAAGGAGGTTGATATTCCACCCTTGTATTGAGCAGACAGCACCACCTGCCTACATTGAGCGAAGTACTCACCATCTTGTATCGCGACATCTGTAGCGGTCATCTTCACTCGTCTACCGAACGAGTCAGGGAAACCGAGTATCCTGCGATTACGTTCTGACGAAGGCAGTTCGAGCGGTGTCGTCTGTTCTCCGTAATCATTGAAGAATGGATTGGTTCGTTCAACTTGTATCTGTGTGTCGGGCTTGAGGTTGTAGTCTTCGCCCTTCTCTATGTTAGTTATCTTCATTACTATGTAAGGTGTTAAGTCTATTTACTTCCGAATCTTCGTGCCTTGTCTTGTAGCTGCTGCTTCTGTTCTATCTCATTAAGAGAGACTGATGCAGGAATGCCGTCTACAGACAATCGATCAAGCACATCAGTTAATCGCTCGATGAGTGTATCCTTGTAGGAGTCTTTAACCACACCACGCACGTCATTAACTGTTGGTGTGACATATCCACCAGAGGCACGACCTTGTGCCTGCTGAACAAGAAACTTATTCATATCGAGCGTGCGAATCGTTCCTGCACGCTGTGCACGGTCGATAATGTCAATGAATGGTGCTACGGTAGGATTCTCGACAGCGGCATTCGAAGCTACCCATTCCTTACTATGTCCATATCCGCCCTCTCCTACGATGACGGTAGGTTTATCGATGAACCCACGTTTGTCAGGGTCGTAGTCCGCACGGAACATCTTTCCATCTTGCTTGCGCTCGACATCGATACTACCTCCTGACTCAAGACCCGTTGCAACACGTGCGCCTGAAGCAGAGGCAGAACCACCTGCTCCGCTTAGCGTCATTCGCTTCACCTTATTGCGCTCTGCAAGAGCAGCTGCAAGCTGTGCTGCACCCGTGATACCCATCAAGGCAGCAGCAGGAATACCAGCAGGGAAACCCAATTCAGAGAATGTCTTAGCAATTGCAGAAGCAGTTGATGCGATGATTTGCGCTGCCTGAATAGCGAAGTTAACATCCGCATATTTCTTCTGTATCTTTAGTTTTTCGTTAGCCTTCTTCTTCTCAAGTTCAGTAGTGTCTTTACCAGCGTTCTTTGCAGCTTCAATCTCTGCGTCATACTTGGCATCGACGTTCGCAATCTCTGCTTGCTGCAAGGCCTGCGCTGCTCCACTGGTAAGATTAGAATAGTAGTCGAATGCTTCCTTCATCTTGGCAATCTTCATATTCTTCACTGCCTCTTCATATTCTTCTTCAGATATCTCTTTATTTTGAAGGTGCATCTTCAACTGTTCCATTTCAGCGTTGTATAACTCCTGCTGGGTAACGAGTCCATACTGCTGACGTATCTGAAGGCGGTGCTCTTCTGCCTGCTGGTCAAGAAGCGTAAGAGCCTGTTGACGCTCCTGTTCATTAAGCAGAGTGTCATTCTCTATCTTCTTGCGACGTGCTGCATACTGGTCTTCGAATGTGTCAAGCCCATACTCCTGTCGTGCTTGTGCCTTCTGCTCTTCAGCTTTCTTTGCATAATCAACGATGATTGCAGCTTTAGCAGCTTCATACGCATCAGTGACTTCTTTCTCACGTTCGCCATTATCCTTAGCTCGCTGTAAGGCTGCCTTGTAATATCCATCCAAGAGGAGCAGCTTTGCATCACATTCTTGCTGAAGTGTCTGCGGTTTAGCTGGTGCTGACTGTTGTATCTGATCCAAGGACTCATAGAACTCTTTCTCTGCCTCGATATAAGCAGTGTTCGCTGCCTGCTGCTGGTCAGCGACAGCCTTAGTTTGCCCTTCGTGTAACGCCTTCTTCTTCGCAGCATCCTTGAAGACCATGTTCTCAGAGCGTTGCAAGTAAGCCTTCTCGATGTCGAGTAATTTGTTCTGATGCTGAATATTGAGAGCAGCCACGTATGCGCTGTATTGCTCTTGCGTAAGACTCTTTTTCGCAAGAGCTTCTTTCAGAACATTCAGACTCTTATCATAACTTCGCTTTTCAACATCGAGGTCTTGAGCACGATCATGAGAAAAAAGTTTAGCTGCTACTTCATCAGGGTCTGGACCCTTCTTGGTTTTATCCTTTTTTGTTTTAGTTTTCTTTTTAGAATCCTTGATTCCATTTTCAATGGTGCTTTTGCCTCCGCCAGAACCACTTTTATTTGCAGCATGATTTTTCATCTCGGGTGTTACATCGACAGAAAGATGAGCTACCTTCTTATTGCTACCTGTGTTTTTTATCGCTTCAATGAAATTGTCACGAACATTCGCAGCCATCTTCTTTGCATCATTACCAATTTCTACCCACGTGTCTTTGTAGGCATCCCAAAGTCCCTTGATACCAGTTGTAATCTTATCGACATCGAAAGAGAACGCACCTTCAATAACCTTTGCCCAAGCTTTTGCCATTCGCCCCATGCCTTTGAATCCGTCAATAACAAGATAAACTCCAAACTTGAATACCTCCCATGTACTCTTGAAGTTGTTTTTAATGTGTTCAATGCCTGCACGAAACACCTTAGATTCATTATATAAATCAATGAAGTAGTTGATGATTTTAACCGTGTAATCGATGATCTTAGACAAGGCTTTAACTCCGAATATCTTAGCTTTCATTGTAAGTTCATCAAAGCCATGTTCGCCAAGACCGAAGAACTTAGACATCTTCTCGTTAAGTTCTGCTTGTGCGTCGACCTCTTCACGCTGGAGTTCTCCGTATTCGCCTGTTACGCCCTTCAGCTCCTCCATATTAGTAGACATATCTGCTAAGGTCTTCACGAGTTTCATACCCTCGTTGCTCGCTGTTTTGCCAAAGACAGCCTTCATGACTTGACCCACCTGCATGGAGTTTTCAGGCAGTTCCTTAATCTTACCTGAAATCATCTTAATAGCCTCTAAGATACTGGTCTTTCCTGATATAAGGTCAGCTTCGAGTTGCTTACTTGAGATGCCGATAGAATTAAGTGCGCTCTGTGTAGCTGAAGACATAGTACGAATACGGTTTGTAGCGGTCTGAATCAAGCCCATGCCTGCCTCATTAAATATACCTGAGCGTGTCTGTGTGATACTTGCTACAAGGTCATTAACAGCACCTCCTGCATCACTAAAGGCTGGTCCATATTGTTGAATCTGACTGAGGAATGTTCCGTTAAGGTCAGCACCAGCCTGCAATCCGTCCTTAATAGCATTAATAGCCTCAGTCGTAGATATACCGTATTGATTGGTGAGAGATTCAACTGTACCGAGGACCTCCTTGTAGTCTTTTCCCATCTGTGAAGCGAGAGCAGAAATCTGACTTTGCGTGTGGACAAGTTCGTCACCTTGTATGTTAAAGAATTCACGAGTTAATCGCTGCGCCTCTTCAATCTCGACATTATATTTATACCACCACTTTGCCCCTTCTATCACAGCAGAGATAGAAGCAACGGCAGCTGTAGCTACGCCAACAAGTTTCGTCCATCCACCAGAGATAGAGGAGAACATCCCTTCAAACTTGCCCATGATTCCAGAGGACTGCTTGCCCATAGAATCAGTCAGTCCAGAAGCATCACGACGTAATTCTGACATACGTCCATTTACGCTACGAAGCTGTGATGCTAAGTGCTCATACTCTTTCGGATTCGCTGCCTTTGAAGTATTATTCAGTGCTGTCTGAAGTTCCTTGGCATGTTTCTTGAGCTGTGACATCGTCATAGCATTGACATCCATTGCAGAGCGAAGTTCACGCAGTTTCTTATTATTATCAGCGATCTGATTACTATAATTCTTCACCTCTGCTTGTAAGCGTTTGTACTCAGCGGTCTCTTTCTTACCTGCTGCCTCGAGGTCGAGCATTCGATTTTGTCGAGCCTTCATTTCCTTACTAAGGTCCTGCGTAGCACGCTCAAGCTGTCGTAATTCCTGCTGTGCCTTGTCTGTTTTAGCATCGATAACCAAGGCAACGTGGTCTTCTTTGATTTTGCTCATATCTATTGATTATCTGTGGGTAATATGTGATTTGAAAGTGCATCCTCCATTTTCTTTCGCCAAGCAGCACGAACTTCATTTGTAAATCCTGCTTGAATATCAGGGAAAGTTTCGTTGTACAAAACACCCCATACAACTCTATTATAAACAGCATACTTAGCACGCTGCTTCTTGGCTCGCTTACTGTTTAAGCCTGCATAGTTAATGCGGTATTGCATATCGAGGAAACGTAGATAAGAAAGAACCCCGATATAAAGGGTGAACTTTCCGTTCGATTCTTGAAGAGAGAAAGCACGACGAGATAAGAAGTCTCGAAGAGTTCCAGTGTGCTCCTTGAAGTAGCGATTAGCAACTTCTTCCTGCGTCTTATAGATGATGCCGATATCACGACGAAGAATCTCAGAGACGAACTCATCCTTTACGAATTGATCTGTTATCATGACACAAAGATAACACGAGAAAAATAATGGGAAAAGGACAAAAAAGCGAGAGCAGCACGTCTCACGACGTACTGCCCTCAAAAACCATAACTTAAAATATAACTATAACTATAAAGACTTATATTTCACGGAACATCCATTTGAATTCCAACGCTTGCGCACCAGGACGATTGCAGAACTTATATCCTGCATCGAGAAGAGCTTTGGTTATTTGCTCTGCACACACCTTAGCAGAAGGGTCTAAATTGCGAATAGCATCTATTACCTCGGGGGTAGAGAAGAAGTGAGTAGCTTCTGCTGGTGTCGAAGCTGGACGGTAAGTTGAAGACAAAGCTGCCACGTAGATACTGATGTCTGTTATAGGCTGCTCGTCGTTTTCTTTCTTTGTTGTCATTGTCTTAAGGTTTTATTGTTTTTGATTATCGGCTTCTCCGTGAGGCTCAGCCGAGGTGAGAAATGAGTTGAGATCCCTACGCAGTGAGCGTAGAGTGTCGAGGAATGTGAGAACGGTGTCAGACTTTATATTGCCAGCATCCCTCCATTGATCAATAAGAAAACTCTCGATAGCTTCTAAGCGTTCTGTGCGCTCAGAGATATAACCAGGGTCGAGCATTGCTCGAAGGGTCTCAGATGTTTTTTCGTCGAGATTAACGATAGACGCTTTCATTTTGTATTTCATTTTAAATCAATTATTTTTTTTACTTCGGAAAGGGTTTTGTCAAAGCCCTTAAGGTTGTTCACTCGATCTCCCCATCTATCCATTGCTGTTTGTTGACGAGAAGAAGCTTCGCCTGCCTCATGAATACCTCTATAATAGTCGAGATAAGATGTCGCCTTCGTGAGTTGACGCTTAACATTATCTCTTAATGACTTTATAAGGCCTGGTGTTGAACAGAAGTCATCTAACGGTATGAACAAGCCTTTTTCAGCGTGGTAGCCATAAACAGTAGGGTCGGTTATAATCTTCATTTCGCACCCCCTTTCTGAACACTACTTTTAATGTGATCAGGCAAAGAATAATATTCGTCGCCATCGTCTGGTACTGGCTGAATAGACTCTTGAGAAGAGTCGAAACCAAACATACCATGTACTGGTGTGAAATAGATGCGCAATACACATTTCTTCGTAGAGTTGTTTCTGCGAACAGAGATAACTCCGATAGGATCTTTGCTAACCTTGAAAAGAAATCTTTCTTCTGCCTTTGGAATAGCACGATATTTTTCTTCCAAGTCTTCAACAACCTTGTTGAATGCTTTTTCGTCCGCTACAAGAATTCCTTGGTATTTCTTCAGACAGTCAGCAAGCGGTGCGAGCTCTTTTGAGATTGAAAAATCTATAAGGCAATAATCAAAAAATATCATTTCTCACCTCCTTTCTCAGCCACTTCATTAAGGTTCTCACAGAGGTCCTCGCTGAAACCTTCCAAAGAAAGAACCTCTTTATAGTGAAGACGTATAACGGCTTCTGAGAACTCGTGAACAGTAATGATATGGATATAGCCTTTATCAACTTCGATTTTATACCTTCCCTTTGCCTTAGGAATGGCATCCAATTCTGATTTAAGTTCTGCAATAAACTTCTTTAGTGTTTGTTCGTCAGCTATAAGAGCTTGGTAACGTCGTTCCATACCGATAACAACAGGCGCAAGATACTTCGGGGTAGAAGATGCCTTGAAATAATAATCAAAGAATATCATACCTTGCCTCCTTTCTTAATTATACGTTTTATATGATCTGGGAGACTGAAAATTGCTTCACCTTTATCGGGGACAGGAAAAATCTCAAGGCTCTGCTGTTCGCATTGGGTAGAACTCTCGAAAGTCTGAAACCCCCATAAGCCAAGTATGTTGGAGAAACTTATACTTATCACCGAGAGTATAATTTTATTGTCGTAGATAGAGATAGAACTATCAGAAAGATTGAGCGTATATTTTTTATTCGCATTGGGAATCGAGTTAAACTTCTTATACACCTCATCGATAAATACTGCAAACGTATCAATGTCTGCTACAAGAACCTTGTTATATTTCTTTATAAATTCGGAAAGCGGTTCAAGGTCTTTTGGAACATCAGGAACCTTGAAATAATTATTAATGAATATCATGCCTTGCCTCCTTTCTGTTCTTGTTTATTTAAAGGGCGTTGGTTACCAAAATTAAGACAGTAGATAGCATACATATCTATACTACCATTAAAGTTTACTGTTACACACGCATCGCCACTTATATACCCTACAGATACGACTTGGTTTAAACCATGCAGTGTCCCTGTTTTGCAAAGACTTGGAATTATATTTCCTGCAACATTTCTTTGCACTAATTCTACCTTTTGCCCTTCTTTCATATTTATGACAATATTTTTTGCTTCTTCGCTAAAGTAAAACGTTGCTGATCTTGCATGATGCTCATACCGCAATAAATAGGTTTGTAAACTGGTAGCAATTTCTCTGCCCTTTTCTTCCACTTCTTTCTTTGAAAATACAACTTCAAATTCTACGGTCATTTTCAGCATATCGGGAAAAGCCATTTGTATTTCCATTTCTGCTGGGGTTAAGTCTTTCATTTTTTGCCTCCTTTCTTTTCTGATTTGTTTATACGATAAACTAAGTAGCCTGCACAGAGGGTTGAAACTACGGATGTAATAGGCTGCTGCTCGATGGCTACAGCTGCTACGATTACGCACAAAGATACAAGGTTAACTCGAATTACCAAACGACGGGTAACTGAGAACTCGCAGATACGGCTGTAGAACTCGCTTTTAGCGTCGAGCCAAAGATTAAGAGACTTGATTTTGCGCTGTATCGTAGCACGTACGTCGATAGGCTGCTGTTGCTTTGCAGAACTCTCGAATTCGATTACTTGTTGCATAATACGCATTGTTTTGACTGTTACCTGAATCCGTCAGGTACGGATACAGAAAAAGCGGATGCTCTTCCTGTTCGTCAAAACAATGCGATTTCGCCACAAGGGTAAATTCACTGGAAGGCATCCGCCATATCTTCGTTGCAGTAAGGCTGCAATATGGGCATAAAAATAAGCCCATCGAAGTTTAATAAGTTCGGGGCTTGAAATTTCTTCTCACCCTTATTAGCGAGTCTCCTCGCATTGTTTTGACGATTACAAAGGTAAGTAGTATTTTTGTAACCGCCAAATAAAAACGCAAATATTTTTTGCGCCACGCAAAAAAAAGGAATAAGCCAATGCTGAAGAATAGATTAACAATACATATACAAGTGAACAAAGGGGCAGTATTTTCCACTCTTGATATAATCAACATAAGCAATAACGGTGTCGTCGTCCATTTTTTCTAATATTTCCGAACATAGATATTTTGGAACATATCCCAAATGAACATGATCAGAGGAGTACACTTTTATAGCGTTAGAATCATACGGATTAGTAGGTTCTTTTTCAAGGTACACACTTTCATTCGACATTAGCATTTCAGCTCTTTCCTGTGCTTCCTTAGAACGATATGATAGACCTGCTACTTCAAACATTAAAATATCTTGAGTCGGAGGTGTTGGTTCTGAAGAAACATCTTCTTCTGCTGCCACGGAGTTAAGTTCCTCCTCCTCTTTGCGTTTCTTTAGTTGTCTCCTTCTGATAGAGAGTGCAACGAAAATAGCGAAGGAAATCGTTATAACGTTCAATACCAGCACGAGCCCTTCAGAAATTTGAATGCCTAAAAATTTCAACACGAATGCACCAATAAGGTTTGTGAGGAACCATGTTCCGAAAGCAAAAAGAAAGGTTTTCATTATAATTAAGTTTTTAAGTTATATTCGACGCATAAAGCCCCTCGCATTGCGAGAGGCTAATATGCACCCATAGGCGATGAGTGACTTTTGTCTTAAGGTCAATGAGAACCTCGCCTAAATATTTTCAGCTGCACGACGAATGCGGTTGGATAGGTCGATAAGTGCGCCTCGCATCTGCTCGGTCTCCTGTTGGTTGAAACCGCCTGCACCTCCGTTGCCGTCAATGCCATCCATTTTGTGGTAAAACCAAGAGGAAGATTTCTGAAAGTAGGTGTTGGCAAAATCACGCCATGAAACTGACATTAAGATGTCTTGTACTTTTCTTTTCATATCAGTAACTACTACTGGGGTTGTCATAACTGTTTCCATTGTTGCTGTGTTTATAGTTTTACTTTATTGTGCCTCTCCCTCGTAAGGGAGAGGTCTTTTGTTTTATTCGTATGGCTGTCGGACCATTTTGTCGAAGAACTCCTGTAAATCCCATAGGAGTTGTGGATAACCATTCGGATAAGAGTTGTTATAATTTCTCATTCTCTCAAGGAGTTCCCTTTCTTCAGGTGTAACCTCCATCATTTCTTTTTTCTGTTTCATATTCTCATTGTTTTCTTGTGACAATACAAAGGTACTACAAATATTTGTAGTATGCAAATATTTACTATAAAAAATCGTAGTAAGATTGAATATTTAACATTTAAAACATTTTCGTGACTTAACGAAATTGATAACTATTGATAAAAAGTTTATTTTTCTCAGTATTTGACATAAAAAAGCCGTAACAGTTCGGAAACTGCTACGGCAACAAAGAACGAGCATCGTTATTCTATGAATCAACGGTCACGAAACCGTGACGGATTAAGTCAGCAAGGAAGGCATCGGGGTTGTCAGTCGAAACAAGGTAGCCCTCGAGTTCCTGTAAGCGGTGAGCGAAACGCACCATATAATCTGTATCTGTGCCTTCGCTATCGAAGCGACTGCCTGTGTGAAGTTGGTGGAGGAAATCAGCTGGAGAGGTGGCGACGATTTTGTCGCCATCCTTCAGCCTGTAAGTTGTTAACATGCTGTTAATTTTTTAGTTCTTAATCTGAAGTATAATTTTTCACTCTCGGTAAGGAAAGGAACGTTCTGAATGGTCGTTCCTGCTTGTACCTGTCCTTGTTTTGCAAAGGTAATCATTTTTGCGAGAAAATGAATCCAAGCAGACATCTTTGTGAAATTCGTTGAACCTCCGTGCTGGCGGAACTCCACCGTGCGATGGCGTGCGTAGGCTTCGAGGTTAACCTTGTGGTAGCGATTGTGATTAAAAGCTGCTCTAAGCTCACCAATATTAGAAGCTTGGTTGATGATTGTCTCTGAAATGGTGGTAAGAGGCCTGCAGAAAGTGTTGTTGCGTCTGCTTCGAGGCATGAAGTGGTCGATAACATTCTCAAGGCGCTTGTAAGTGATTACAAGGTTCTTCCAAGTCTGAAGGTCGAACTCCGCAGCGTCCATGTGAATGTGAAGTCCGCAAGAGTCGTTAACCTTAGCGTTGCAGAGGTCGAGGACCCAGCAGACCTTCTCAAGTTCCTCAAGTCCTTGCTCTCCGTGGAGGATTGGGCTAACGAGTTCGAAGGTATCGTTGCCTGAAAGGCTGCTGTCGGTAACCAGCTTCCAATGGTCAGTGTGGTCGGTGTGGTTGTAACCTTCTACCTCGACTCTGATGCCTGCTGCGTTGAGTTCTCTTGCGAGGCGTCCTCTCATGCAGTTGTAAGCTTCAATTTCAACTCCGAAGTTGCGGTTAAAGGTGTAGTCGAGTTGTGGAAGAACTGTTGTTGCTGCTTGTGCTGCGCTCTGTGCCACTCCTTGCATCATGCGCTTGTAGACGTTCTGTACGAATCCGTAGTTACCGTTCGCTACAAGGTCAGCAACCTGTCTGCGTGTAAGTCCGAGGGTGAGAAGCTTCTGAATCTTAGAAGTCTTTGTTCCGTTCTCGTTGAGAATGCTTTGAATTTGCTCGTTCATAATCTTTGTTTTTGAATGTTCTTTGTTTCTAATTGCACTGCTAAGGTAACACTATAATAAGGAATGTGCAAGTACTATTGCGCTTATAATCAGCGATTTAGGAGTAATTATCTAAAGCTAAAGAACGATACAAAAAAGGGACCAACGCATCACTGCGTCAGCCCCGTCATTCATTATCCTAAACAATCCTTTAATATGAGAAACTATAAATTATGATTCTACCAACTAATAAACACGATACAAAGGTAAGTATTTAATCATGATTTGCAAAGGACCGACTTAGAACGTGTGTTCCAAGCGTGTCTGGTGCAACACAAGAGAGCATTAATGTCCATCCGAGGGAGGATAATTCAGTAGCTACGAAGGGTATCATCTCCGCCTTATCGAGTTCGCCTCGAGATATCCAGTCGATATTGCCTTCTTCAGCGTCAGCTATCATCCAAGCGTGAAGCTTAGAGAGTAATCGAAGGGTCTGATCGGAGGCAAGCATGTATTCAGCAGCATCAGCACGGTTCGGCATTTTGTTCGCTACCGTGATAGCGATGCGCTGGGTAACCTGATAAGAATTGCGTCCATCCGCAGACATGTTTAGTTCACCGTAGTCAACGAACAGGAACGAACCCACTAACTTATCGATACGCTGCTTTAATTCGTCGAAAGATTGACCATAGACGTAGTTAGTAATCTCGGGGAGTCGCGACACATTGGGAAGTTTATCGAGTGATTCCGCAAGTTCGGTGTAACCAGGAAAGTCGCTCGCACCATTGGTAAGTATAGCACGAACACCCTCTTTTGACGGGTATTGTGCGAAATAAAGAAACTGATCTTTAATCATAATATCTTATCGATTACAGAGATAGGCAGCCCTACCTCTTCACTGATTTTTAATTTATCCCAGCCAAAGCCCTTCATATCCTTGACTGCATCGATAGTCTTCTTACGCAACACCTTCAGATAAGTAAGTACGTTCATCTGCTCTATCTGTTTTGCATTTCCAAGCCCCTCCTTGGAGAGGTCATAGAGTGCGTCAGAGGCATCGGTGGTGATAGGCTGCTTGGGTTTATGAGCGAACTTAGACAGCAGAGAGAATGAAGTTTTACTAAACAGATAATTGTTAAACGCCTGAAAATTAAACGATATAGCCGTAAGCGTTTCGAGTGGAAGTTTAGCGAAATCGTTAGCCAACTCGTGCGCACGCTCAGAATTGTATTCTTTCTCTGGATAGTATAAGATTGCAGCGAGCAACGGCAACGACTCCTCACCTCTATCGATAAGTCCCTGCGCCTCGACGTACTGAAGGGCAGTAAGTGAGCAGGTGAGTGTACCGAAGCTCGTCTCAATTCGATAACCAGGATAAGAACGTCCGCCAATCTGAACAGAAGGGATGAGTTGCGCACAGAAACAGAGGTCGATTACGTATTGATAGTCGAGTCTGCGCAGCACACGTGCAAGTGGAATATTCAGGCGATAAGGGTCAACACGACGGCATAACTCGTAAGTATCCTCGTCTACACCATCCAAGACACTGTTGTTATCAGGGTAGTTTATCTGAAACATAAACGTAAGTTGTTCAGAGATTGCGACGAGGTTAGCAATCTGTTCCTCTGAATGGAACTTGCGTTTGTTCCAGCCCATGATATCGCATAGCCAGTTAATTCGAACCTCTCCAGCGGAGAGTTCCCCTGCTGCCATACGAAGGAAATCGCCCACAAGGCGGATGTACTGACGATAGTTCATAGCATCCCAACGGTTAGGAATGCTATGTTTCTCACCTTTATATATTAGCTCAATATCCTTCATCATGGCAACATTATAATATTATCATCAGGATTATTGTACGCAGAATTAGAGCAGAAATCAGAAACAGACTCAGAGGATAGCAGCGTATCAGCATTCGAGAGGAGTTCTTCCGCCTCACGATCGAGGCGATCGGCAAGAGCAAAGATAGCACTGGATTCATCCTTGCCAGAGCGTGCAGCGTGACTATCATCGAAGAGGTTTCGAATCGTCGAAGGAAACTCGAGGATATCAAACCTACGGAGCGACTTTGCTATTGTCTTCTTTACCAAGGCAAGCAACAAGATAGGACGAATGCGCTCTCTATTATCATCTGTAAGTTTCTCGAAGTAAATCGACATAACTTCATCGAGCGTTTCCTTCTGCAATGGTATAGTTCTGAAGAAGTAAAGATAAGATGCATCGATAGGATAGATTGAATCCATCTGATCCATAGTCTTTATTTCACATCGCTCCAAGATAGGGTAGTAAGGAGTCTTGCTCCACAACTCTGCAATTGCACCTTCAGTTGGTTCTGACAACAGTTGCACGAGCGTATCGATAGCGTTGCAATAGTTTTCCATATAAGAACGCTTCATCGCCTCCAGCTCGTACTTATAAACATTGACCTCGCTCTTCCTTCGATTCACACTATCAAAGATGATTTGATTTGCCATAGTCATGTTCGCCATAGCAGCACGCAATGCTTCCATAAGAGGAGAGTCTTCTTTCTCTTTTAAAAGCTCATCGAACACAGCACGACTGATTACGGTTTCGATGCGCTTACGAGCCGTAAGACCAGACGAACGCAAATCGTTCAGGTCCATATTAGTTTCCACTCCAGGCGCATAAAGACTGAAGGTGGAGAAGTTCTTGAAAATGTCTACGAGTATATTCATGACTGCTGCTGATTTAGTCTGTCTTTCGGTGCAATGTCTTCCTGTCGTTGAGGAACCTCGCGATAGAAGCCTATACGATAACCCTGCTTATAGAGGTCTGGGAAATTCAATCTGAGAGCGAGATTAAACGGTTCTGCGCATATCTCATCCTCTGGAGTGAGCGACATTATATAGATAAGGTAGTTATAGTAAGCGTCAGAACCCGACTTACTAATGACACCATCCTTGCTAACTGCTGTGATGGATGCATCTAAGCCGACGCTTGAGAGTAAGGCTTCTTCTGCTCGTTTATCGTACGAAATCAAAGATTCGATATATTCCTTATACTTAAGGTCGATCGTTTCGATTCTCCACTGCAGTTCGTGACCTGAACTATCCATAAATGAAATAGAGGAGTAGGCTTTGCCTTGATTGTCGGCACCGCTCAGATAGTCGCCTATCTTGCGTAGCTCAAGACGCATATACTCTACAAGCAACGATTCACGGTATTCTGTACCGATACTGATACCATTATACTTAACCAAGTCCTGCTTCTTAGATGAGCGAATCTTATTCTCCTCGCATAGCTTAACTAACTGATTACGCTTGCTTGACACCCATTCATTCGGAATGATGATGTGTATCTTCGCTGCAAGGGAGTTACGCAAGAAGGAATTGATGTATGAGGCAGTCTTGTTGCTACCTTGGATATAAGGACGTGCGCCCTGGTGGGTTTCGTTCACTCCATAGAACTCATCGACGGATTTCTCACGGTGGTGTGACACGGCAGCGAATAGATAGTTGTCAGCTTCTGACAATGCGAACTTAGGGTATATCTTGTAATTGCCTAATCCGTATGTCCACCGTCCTACAGCTATGTTATTGAAGTCGCCATAATTAATCTGATCGTAGGCTACATCCTTACGAGTGGTAGCAAGACGGCAGTGTTTATTCTCCAATGGCTCCAATCCTGCCACAGGTGGCATACCAATACGCTTACCACGTGAGAACCTCCACTTAACGAAGTAATCACCGAACCAGTAGTAGTTCTTGATACAGGTCTTAGCGAACTCCTGTGCAGATGTTTCCATACCACGCTCTTGCCAAGAGTTCAGCCATTCATCCCACGCAGGCAGTGCGGTGTACTCACGTCGCAGCTTACCACCTTCTACTGTCTGCATATAGGCGCATGGTCCATTACCATACAGCATCTTAATCTCCTTGCTATACAAGCGAGGCAGCAGGCGGTTCTGCTTTATCTCCATCGTTACCTCTTCACACAGTGCGTTGTTCATACCACGCATACACACTTGGTATCCATTCACACTCATCCACTGGTGTTCATGTAGGCAAGTCTGTCTACCCTGTGGTACGAGTAGCCCTGGGCTTGTCGACAACTCTCTTCCTTCTCCAATCTGAAAGGAGAAGGTATTGCCGTCCATGACGTAGAGTCCAGCGTTGCCGTGCAGTTCAATACTATCTGTCATAACCAATTTATCTTATGTAGTTTATATCCGTCTTGTGGGAACCCCATGTATCTGATGAGTATGCGATAGCACATCTTAGGGTTTCCCTCTTGGTCCTCGAAAAGAAAGAAGTTCTCGGAATCGACTTTGAAGCACTCGTCTGGTAGTTGCGTGCGCCACTTGCAATGTTCCTTGACAACCATTTGCTCGCCTGCCATACCCTGTGAGCGAGCGTAAGGAAAGAAACAGATAGTGAAGTCACCTTGTGGTACTCTGCTTATCTCTCTTGCCCATTGCATTGCATCGATGCCGTTCAATTCAATTGTCTTCTCCATTACTTGCGAAATTACTGAAAATCGCTGTGGGAACAAAGGACGATTTTGCCCCCTTCCTGTCATATTTCCCGACTTTTTGGATTTTGCACCGATTTACGGACTTTCAGCGGTGCGTCCTGATAAACGCCATTCATTTTTTTTTGTTTTTTGATTTTCAGAACGCAAAGCGTTGAAACACAACAAAGTAAGATTTTCACCGATGTAAAACAGCCCTCATTTTTGCCTATTTTCAAGTACGTTTTGTTTTCGTTTTAACCCATTATTAGGCATTAAATAGTGAGATTTTCGGGCAAATCGTCGGGATAACTGCTTAATTCCTTTTTTATAAGGTCAGAATAAAGACCGTATAAAAGGTAAATCATCGCACTTGGGAGCTGCGTTGTTAGTCCTGGTCTTCGCTTGAGTTCTTCCTTCTTCTCTGAAGCTTTGTCGAGTTCTATTCTGCCGTTGGTTTTCTTCAACGGACTAATCAAAATTGCACTGCAAAGGTAAGGGCATTCGTTCTCATCTATTCGCACCTTCGGAAGCAAAGGAAGTTTCTCACCAAAGAGCAACTGGCAAAGGCGGAACTGCTGCCAGTGGTAGATAGTAGGCGCACCGTCGTTGTAGAGGATAACTGAAAAGCCGTAACTCTCTAAGGCTGCTTTCATCGTTAGTGAGTCAGTAGTTATCTGTTCTAATTCCTCACGTGTCTTGTTACCAGCACGGTCAGGATAGAGATGTATCACCTTATTCACTGCATCAGTACCAAAGAATGAATACACCTGCTGCGCAAGGTTCTGCTGGTCGTCGGGTATATACGCCCAAAACTCCTTGATGATATCGAAGCGACTACCATAGTCTTTTTTCTGTCCGACAATGAGCGACTGAAAGTTTCCAGGGTCGTAACCAATGTAGAGCGGTTCACGCTTATCGTAATGTCGAAGATAGCGAGCGGTGAGGGTGAAGTGGTCCTTGAGGTTTAGTTTCAGTATCTGGTCATAGATATAGCTATCCTTGAACTGGTGTCGCTCGTGATCGTAGGTGGTAAAGAACTTGTTAGTCACCTCCTTGTGTCGAATAGCACAGATAGCCGTCAGGAACTCATCCATATCGAGCGTGTCGAGCTGGGTCTTGAAGAACTTAGGACCGAGAATGTCCTTATTGCAGAATGATGAAGCACGAATATAGTAGATAGCGTTTCTTCGCATATCTGCTAAGCGTGGTTTCCAGCGTGCGACAAAAGCGTTAAGGCGTTCATTTTCAAGCCTTATCTTCTCCATTGTGACAGGGTTCTTCGTATTGCGCAACTCTTGCTGGAGCATAAACTGCTTATAGAGCGACTGATTGATAGCGAGCGAGACACTGGCTATCTCCTCAATGAGCTGTCGGTCCATCTTGTTTTCGTATTCCTCAAACCAATCGTCCTCACCAAGGTCGACACGTGCCGTATCGCTCACACCAGTCACACCTTCATAGTAGGCAGAGCGACGGATGTCAGCTGAACCACCACGAAGGGAAGGGAAGAGGCGTGACTTTAGTTTCTCACCACTGTTATGTTTCATCTCCTCGACGAAAGCGTGCACAGCATTACGACCTGCGACACTCTCAGGCTGGTCAGAAGATACTAATTGAAGGTGCGCACCATTGCGAAAGATAACCGAGTGCTTAGCGTAGGCAATAGGGTAGCGTGGTCGACGGAAGTGAGAAGGTAGCTTCGCTTCGCCCACCACATAGTCAATGCCATACTCCAACATTGCTCGCTGCTTACCATTCACGATGACAGGACGAGAGAACGATGCCTGAATGTTAGGCCAGACGTTTGTCATCAGTGCAACATAAGTCTTATGCACAAGGAACGAAAGTTCACCAGGCATATCATTCGTTACACGGATAAGACGTGGAACGATAACACCCTCCGTCTTACCAGTAGCACGAGCCCATTCTGCATAGAGCATATTCGGGTCGATGATGTTTGCCAACAGCTGAACACGATTCATGTAATAGTGTTCAAAGTCGACTGTTGGCTGTTCGTTGTTTTGTGTCGTTAGTTCGTCAGTCATTTGGAATCTCCTCTACTATTTCAGCATCTTGTATGTCAGCATCACGCAGCAGTCGCTTCTTCTCCTTCTGCTCGATAGGCAGCGAGTCGATAAGCGTGACATAAAAACCTTGATTGTGCTTTGCAGCAATGTCCTTGAGACTCTTCTTCGAGAAGCCAAGTTCCTCTGCTGTGATGCTTGGTGTGATAATGAACGTAACACCAAGGTCTCTATCGGCTTCTGAGATCTCAGAAGCACGACGACGACACTCCAGCGCACGTTCATAGCACTTGCCTTGTGTCTTATAGTCACCAGCCAAGGCACAGAGCTTAGCAAGGTTCTCAAACTGATTAGCGTACTGATTCTCCCATATCTTGATGGGTACGTTATTGTCTACTTGGAAGTAGTTGATGGCTTCGTAAAGTCGAGCCATACAGGTGCGCTGCTCTATCTTGATACCTTGGTTAGCATTGATGCGCTGTTGCAGCTTACGAGCCGCACGAGTTATATTGCGTTCGTGCTCGTAGATTTCCATTGCCCACTGCAATTGTTCCAAGAACTTCTGTAGTTCTTGGGGAATAGCGTCGCACTTGCCAGTGGCAAAGAACTGCGATATTAAGTCGGGGTGTATCTGTTCGATACGGTCAAGTTGTGTCATACGCCAAAAAGGTCTTTTCGCAACCGCTCTTCCTTTGCCTGCTGAATAATCTCACGCAGTTCCTTCACGGCTTCGGTGCTGCCATCCTTAGCCATTTCAACGAGCTTGGTAAGGATTGCACGCATATCCTCCGTGACGTTCACGAGCATTGCGATGTCTGCAAGAAGTTTCCGAATATCTGAATCCATAACGCAAAGATAATCAAAGAGGAAAAACAAACAAAAGACAGACCATTTTCCTGACGTCACGAAAAAGAAGCAGCGTGCCTCACGGCAGACTGCTTCACAATTTGAGAAATGCTAAAAAAAAATTATATCTTCAGACGGCAATCATTTCGAGGATGCCGTTGTATTGTTCGAGTGCTTTAAGGTAATTGTCGATGGCTGCCGTGTCGGTAGGTGCTGCCTTGAATTGGTTCCACGCTGCGCGCACTGCGCTATAGGCTACAGAGGGCGAATGAGAGAGGGCAATAGTCATAGCGCACCTCCTTCCAACCATTCAGCCACGAAGCAGGCAGTCAAGAGAACTACGAGGAACAGATGAGCGTAGCAGACCTCCTTATGCGTGAAACGCTCACCGCATAGACGTGAGAAAGTAGCTGACTCGCCATTAAACCACTGTGAAAACTTATTGCGCTTTTCGCTTGCCCAATCCTTGAGCGTGAACGACCGCTGCGCTGTGCGGAGGGTTGTTGTTTGCATATTGCATCATTGTTTAAGCATCCACGGAACTGCCGTGGCAGAGACACAGAGAAGCGGCTGCACATCCCGCTGCTTAAACAATGATGTCTCTACCCGAAGGGCTTTGATAAATTGTACGAGATGGCAACCGCCAATATCTTTATGAGCAAAAAAAATGCCCAATCGAAAACGTTGAGCAATGACCGATGCTCTCCGGGATAGTTTACTATCATTGTTTAAGCACTGCAAAGATAAGTATTAGTTTTGAATAATGCAAGCGAAACGCAAATAATTTTTGCGTGACGCAAGAGAAAAAGTATCAGAACACCTCACCTTTGGCGTTCTTACGTAATTGGAAGAAGCGGTCGGAGAAGCGGAAGGTGAGCTGAAGTGAGCCGTCGTTATTGGTCAGCGAGAGGCTGCCGAGGGTGATGAGGTCTAAGCCGATGATGAAATCGACACCGGGTGGCAGACTGCTGATGACACCTGCCATGGTGATGGTGGCGTAGGCGGTATCACCGGGGAGGGCGACAGTGACGATGGTATGTCCAGAGACTTCCCCACCTGCTCCTATCCATTTTTTATATTCATCCGTGTGCGCAATGCCAAGATACTTGGCGGTCTCTGTACGGATAAAAGATTCGGACGAGCCTGTGTCCCAAAGTGCTTGTACTACGACTTCTCGTTTTTTCTCTGCATTGAGCAGACGGATGGGCGTAATGATTTGTCGGCAAGGCAGTGGGAATGTGGCGCGGTAGATGTTGTTGTTCTGTTCCATTTCTTGCAAGTTCTTAATGTTTTTGCAAAGATAAACATAAATCATCAGAAGCGAAAAGACAAAGAAAGAGAAATCCCCTGCTTCACAGCGTGAGGCAGGGGACGGCTAAAGATTAGAAAGTCAATGACTATCCTTGTGGATGATAGTCTGGGTCAATGCCTGGACCGCTTGGATTGTGTTCCTCCTTGTGGTTTGGCTTACCCGTCTTATCGCTCTTCTTCACCTCGTAAGGCTTGAAGTCGATACCTGTGAGGAAAGCGCGTGTGCGCCCGATGTCGCCAGCCTTCCAGTGGGTTTCAGGCTGGAAGTTGATGCGCGTACCGACAATGTTCTTGGCTACGTTGAATTTCTCAACCGAATCGGCAGGCTTGGTTTTCAAGCCAACCTTGAACGAGCCGAAGCCGTCGAGTACCACTCGGTCGCCATTACGCATGTGGCGAGCCATTACGTTGACGAGTTCACGCAGAACTGCGTAGACATCCGCCTGCTTGGCAGAGGTGTTTTCCTCAATCTCCTTAGAGATAGACTCGAGGTCGGCAACATCACTGACAACGGCACGTGCATAGAACTTGCCTTTAGTCTTACTCTTTGTGCGAACGTCTTGGTAAATCTTAAATTTTACTGACATAATACATTGATTTTAAGGGTTAATAAATAGATTTATATAAAGCTATGCTTTTGATGATAGAAAGCTATGCTTTGGACAATCAAAAGCTATGCTTTGGAGGATCGAAAGCTATGCTTTGGATTTCTGTTCCTGCTGCTGTTCAAGAACCATTCTGAACAGTCGCTCTTTTTCTTGGTACTTTTCGAGGTTCCGCTTATCAGCATCTCTTTTCTCTTTACGATCCTTGCGCTTAACGAACGACTTATAACGCTTGATGTTGTCGAGAACGTTCTTGTGCTGACGGAGGAACTCGGCTGGGTCAGTGCGGAGCAACTTTATGAGCTGGGCTATCTCTGAGCGTCCGAAGAGTATCGGGTGCTTGCAGAGGAACTTACCAGTATCGTTGAAAGATTGCAGCTCGGCAAATGCTTGAAGATTGCGGATGCGCAGTTCTGCCATTTCTGCTACGGCTTGTGCGGTTGGCTTTGTCTCCAGCAATTCGTCGAGCTGCTTCATCTTGCGCCAAGTGTTGATGCGGTCGTTATAGATGACAGTTGCCATCTGTACGTCCGCATCAGCAAGGTTTTCCCAGTCTATTTTCGGGTACTCTTCTTCTTTTTTTTTGGAGTTGCTTTCGCCTTCTCCTTCTTAGAAGAAGCATCGTCCTTATCCTCTGAAGGCGCAGTAGGTTCCTCTGATGATTGCTCTGTAGACTCGTTATCTTCAGAACCTTCTTCAGATGACTCATCGCCACCCTCTCCTTCCGATGGGTTCTCGTCGCCTTCGCCACCGTCAGCGTCAGGGTTTTCATCTCCATTAGCGTTAGGAATCTCAGGAATCTCGTCTCCATCTTCAGAAGAGTTGTTGGCGTTGTTGTTATCATTATCCTCGTCGGCTGCTTGATTAGCATACTCACGTCGATTACGTACGATTTCGTCATGCTCGCAATGATCAAGAAGGAGGAAGAGTATCTCCTCGTGATTTTTCTCTGGCGAGAGGTCGAAGCGTGTGAAATCAGTAAGATGTGGTGCTTTCTCGTGCAGCAGGGCAAGGTCGGCTTCCACAACAGTTGGGCTTACCAACTTATGGAAGTGCGTTAATTTCTCTTTTGTGCTGTACATATTCTTAATATAAATGGTGAATAAGCCCCCTCCCGTGAAGGGAGGGGAATAAGTTAGGCTTCAGTTCTTGAGACCTCGACAAGTGTTGTGGTGTCAAGAACACGGAAAGTGATTGATGCACCTGTCTTTGCTGTCCAGGTTGCACCCTCTTCCAGTACGAAGGTAGAACCGTCAGCGATGGTGGCAGCCTTATCGGTACCAGCACCAACGAGTGTGATGTATCTTCCCTTATCGCTCTTGCTAAGACCACTAACCGTAGCAATAGCAGCAGCTGCTGACGTTCCGTTTGGAATCGTGTATGTGTTACTGCCTGCTGTGATAGCTACATCTGTAGCATCCGCATTGATAGCAGTAGCAGCAGTAACAGCTGGATTGCCAGTGTAAATCAGTGGAAGGTCGACAGAGCTGCGCTTGAAGGTAAGGGTCGTATAACGACCGTCCTTATCGTCCTTCGTCTCTGTGTTAGAGAGGATGATAGGACGCTCGAGTTCACCAACGATATACCACTCTTTCTTCTTAATGTGCTTGTAAAGAGCGATAAACTTACCACCGCTGTACTCCTCAATGAAGTTATAAAGGTTTGCACGAGCTCCGCCCATTACCATTACAAGCTGATTTTCACCTGTGGTAGTGATGTCGCCCTTCTCTGTGGTACCAGTGAAGGTTGGAATGTCGTGTGCCTCGAAGTAATGAGGAATCTCATTCGGTTTCAAAGGAACAGGCGCAACCTCACGATTAGCGTTAGGTTGTGGGAACTCCTTGGTGCGGTCAATCTGGTCGAGCGCAATGAGATAAACGATGTAAGAGATAGCACTACCGTGTGTATCTCTATCAGACACATCGTCGACGTGACCGAGTAATGCCATTGAAGCGAAGGTGACACCTGAACCAGCAGCAGCACCGAGAGAGTGGTCAAGCAAGGCTGCTACGAGCATGAAGATACCAAAAATCGCAAACGTAGCCATGAACATATTTCGTGACTGACGGTTGCTATAATTAAATCCTTTCATAGGATTATACGCACGATAGCGTTTCTGAATATTGGGCTTTTTCATTTCTATTTCTATTAATGATAATTATTGATTTAAGAAAGGAACTGAAGAGGTCAAGCCGTCCCGAGCTTTTAATTCCATCGACTTTCCTCTCAGTTCCTTAGTCATTCATCTATCGTCCACCTGGTACGTTAGGCTGCAACTCCTTGTTGACGGTACGCTTACCACCGACGCAACGCTCCAACTCACGGAACTTGTTGTCGCTACCGAGGATTACCATGATGTAGTCGCCTACAGCTGTAGCGGTGAAGGCAGCCGTGATGCTATCGAACTTACCACTATTGGTAATCTTTGGCAACTTTGTTTTATCACCGCACTCGATGCAGTAAGCTACACCAGCCTTTGCATTCTCGATGTCGGTGATAGTTGTCAGTGTTGTTGTGCTGTCGGTAATCTGCCAGAAGCCGTTATTACCGTCAACCTTATCGGTGATAGTTGCTGCAAAGAGGTTGATGAAGATCTGCTGCCACTCGTAGTTATTCTTATCCATCTCATCCTTAGTTGAGAAGCGACGACCTGTGAATGAAGCAGAAGTTCCCTCTTTCCATGTACTCCAAGCACGGACCTGCTCCATGCTTTCCTGCATCTTCACAGAGAGCATCTCACCTGGCACAAACTCAAGGAACTGAATATTACCTGGTTCGTGAAGCATCATGAATGGAGTCTGACCGAGATAAGGCAACCAAATGATGCGCATCGTAGTGTCTGGTACCACGCTCAATGCACCCATAGGTCCAGCGAAGTCTGTGTCCTTACCATAGGTAGAACGAACGTTCTTAATCCACCATGCCTGATGGTTCTTATTCAAGTAAATGAAGTGGTTGTCGAGGTCCATGTCCTCTGTGATAGAGGCACGAACGTCAGCAATGAACTCTTGAACAGAAGCGAGGAAACTTGCCTGTGTATAGGTGCGGTATGTACCATCATCGTGTGGCTTGATGTCGTACTGATGAACATAACGCAGCAAGGTGTAGAGAACACCAGTAGCAGCATTGAGGTAGCTACCTGCAACACCCTTATCAGGCTTCACGTAGATACCACGCATACGGCGTTTGTTCTGCTCAACCTGTGCAGCACGGAGGGTATTGAGCAACTGATACTCAATCATAGACCACTTGATAGGGTCAGAGCCTTCCTTGTTGAGATAACCGATGTACTTACGCTCGATTTCTTTCATTGGACCCCATTCCATCTTAATCATAGCGTCGTCAACGTAACCATAGTGGTTCTCAATCTTCATACCGCCCTTGAAGACCTCACCAGACTGGTAAGCCTGTGAAACCTCATCGAAGAAGGCGTTGAATACGAGTCCACGGTCTTGGTAGCCGTAAGCGACTGGGAAGAACTGAGTAAGATCGCGCACCTGTAGAACACGTGCGATGAGGGCATCCTGACGAAGAACAACGAACTGATCGCCAAGTCCTGCATTGTCTACTCCATCGTAGTTTGTAGCGTAAGTTCCCTTTGCAAGCGCAGCTGCATCAAGCATCTTATTCTGCTGAAGGTACTGATAGCGGTGCTTGAGTGAATTAGCATAATTGCGAACCTCCTTATAGAAGGCAGCACCATCAACCTGCTCGTCAACCTCAGGAAGCGCAGCTGCTGCACGTGGGTTAGCTGCAATCTGATTCCAACGATTCTTCATTGAGAAGAAAGGATGCTCAACACCGAAGAGATAATCAGCTGTGTTTGCGAAACCATTAACACTTAGAGGAACAGCATTCACTGTTTGCGCAGGAACATCAGGTGCAGGGTTTGAACCCATCGCCTGAATATCAGCACGCATACCCTTAATACCCTCAAGAATACCCTCAAGAGTTGCGTTACCTTGCTGTGCAGGCTGCTGACCACCATTATCATCAGCTGCTGCTGAAGGCTCACCACCATTCAGAACTGACTGAATGGTGTTCAGCATCTTCTGAAACTCATCCGCCTGTTGAGCTGTCTTCTGTGCAGCTTGTTCAGAAGCAATGTCATCAGCAAGCGTACTCTGGTACTTCTTCTGATACTCTGCTACGATAGAGTTGAACTCATCCTGTGACAGACTTTTGTCTTCGAATTTCTGCTTAAATCCAAGGAATTCGATGACACTTGTAAGTTTTTCTTTTAAACTCATAAATAACTAAAAATTAAAATGATACATTTATATGTTGTAAACGGCAGTTTTAAGTTTCTTTGCCTCAGTATATTCACGCCCCATCGTAGCAGTTTCAACGATTGCTTCTACCATAGTCTTACAACCATCCGTCAGACCGAGTTCCACAGCCTGAGAAGTGTAGAAAGTTTCACCACGCAAGACAGGAGTATCGTCTGGAAGGTCAGCAATTTTACTACGCTGTGAACGAACCTCGCTTAAGAACTGTGCATTCATTGGGTCGAGGATGTCTTTCACAAATTGCTCATCCTTACCCTTGCGAAGATCATCGAACACTTTGTTCTTCAAGTCAGACTTAGTTGCTTTTGCTTCGACCTTCTTAATACCGAGCTTCGCAAAGTATTCTTCGAAGTCGTAGAAGCTGCACATAGTTCCTATGCAACCTACATAGTCATTCTGTGTCATAGCGTAGATGCGCTGACCGTGGCAGCCGATGTAATATCCAGCTGAGCAACACATCTGTTCATAGAATGTGAGGATAGGTTTCTCGCAACTGCGTAGTGTTTCGCTCAAGCGGTCGAGGTACCACGCTTCACCACCTGGTGAATTGATGTGGAGGAAGTGACAAGATATTTGCGGATTAGCTTCAGCAGCAAGCAGGTCTGATTGAAGCTGCTTACTTGAGAAGTAATAATACGAATCAGACATCACGGTACCGAATACACGATGATAAGCAATACTGTTATCAGGCAGTTGCTCATCACTGAACTCATCAGTAAGTGTAATAGGAGCGGTGTTTTCTTGATTCGTTATCTTCTGAATATCCAAGAGAGCAAGATGTGACTCGAGCTGATACCAACTATGGGTGTTAAGGTAAGCAAGCATTTCATCTTTCGTCATGCTGAACGATGAGTTTACCTCAGGTTTATCTGGTGCTTTACCACTGAGCGGAAAGGCTGTTAACATAGCCTGTCGAAATCCGTCAATAGTTATGAATAGAGGCTTCCCTGAGACAAGTAGAGACTGTAATTCTTTCATCAATATTCTTTTTGATGCGAATTTACTATATAATAAGGTGTAGGCAAAAGACCTACAGAAGGGGGTCTGTGAGCATTTTACACTTGATTACGAGGTTTGCAGAGTTCAAATTTGAAGATATCTGAACTCGAGCAGGAATATCTGACGTTCCGATGTTATGAGTTTTCCTATCAGATGTCTTGATTGTAACGATAGCACTTCTCTCTATTGCGAAGGTCCTGCGAGTTCCTTCGTCGGGTAAGTCTATAACTATGGTTTTATCGCAGTTCCAATAATTACCAGCTTCATTGTCAGTAAGTTGTGGTATATACGTGAAGGTATCGGCAACGAAATCATACACTTTCTTCTTTCCTTCTCTATTTGGATTTACAAGTCTCACTTGTACGGTGTTTAAAAATTCTAACATATCATAAAACATTTGAGTGACAAAAACGATAGTTTGGTATGTATTAAAAAATATTAAATACATGCAACTTTTTGATACTTACGAACCTTCTTGGGTCTAAGTCGGTTTCGGAAGCGGTAGTAATTCTTCAATAATGCATCTGAAGATATAGACTTCAATTGATAGCTACGAATGAAGTCATAGATAACATCGAGGTTTCTCTTCTGTCGACCGAACTCTTCATTCTCCAACAGAATACGATGGAGTTCGAAATTGAACATCCTTCGTATCTGAGCTTCTATTTCCTTAGCTGCTGCTGGAGATAGGTAATTGTAATAAGCAGGATCTTTCCAAGGGCTGGCGATAACACCAGCCTTACGTTGAGGTAGGTGAATACGGAGGTTGCCATTTACAACATCAGGTTGATTGCTGCGTTGCTTGGTCATATTCTCCCATACGCAGAAGTATAGATCTGTGGTGCTTGGAATCTTGACACCACCAGTAACTGTGTCTTTACAATATTTTGCACTTATATATTCTGCAAGGTACTGTTCAATTTGAATTGTGACAACTCGTTTCGCAGACCATTTTTTTTTCTCCATATCCTTTTTTAGTTTTTAGCCGTCCTACCGTCCTACATTCCTACAAAATTAGACTTAATTAACGCAAAGTTACAGATTATCAATGAGATAACAAAAATTTATCACTCAAAAGTTTTATTATTTCACTCTCTTTTTTCATCCTACAATCCTACAAAAACACATATTTTGTAGGACGACGAATCCAAAACAGAGAAAAACACGAAAAATCCTATTTCCTACAACGTCCTACAATCCTACAAATAAACAATTAAATCCTATTTCCTATAATAATAATATAACTATTTGATTTATAGGTATATATGTATATTATAGGTTTGAAAAGAAAAACAATTTGTAGGATTGTAGGATTGTAGGACTGTGTTTTTCTGAAAATTTATTTTCAAAAGTCACGTTTTCGAGGTTTTTTCTGAAAATTGGGGGTACGGGGGATTTTTCGCCACCTTCAGTAATAAAGAATGTGATATGGTATATGATATGGTATATGATACGGTATTGATATGATATGTGATATAGATAGAAGAAATGAGGCGCGCCCTTTTCCCCCCACATGCCCCGGCCCTACAGAAAATTTTTTTTTTTTTTTAAAAAGGTTCATCACTTCCGTCTGACGGCTCAAATGGCAAGTCTTGCGGAAGGTTTTTTTTCGGTGGTTCTTCAGTTGTGTTAGTTACCTTAGTTTCGACAGGCTTGCTTTCTTTATTACTGTCGTCAGCATAGTCTCTTCTAAAGTCTATATTGTATGACTCGACAAACTTGTCGTAATCTATAATGATAGCACTTGTAGATGTGCTCTTCTGCTTACGTAGCTTAACCATACTTCCATCACGAAGGTCTGCGTCGTCGACCGTCTCCTCCCATATGAATCTTCTCGAAGAAACAGTACCGACGTATGAAGTATGACTACGTAGGTTTTGTTCAATCGTTGACAGCGTGCTATTTTCATTGTTATAACCGCTTCTATCGAAGATACTGAAGACTGCGCTCAAGCGTAAGAACATAATATTCGCACCTGCTTCGAAGGTGAAGGTCTTTGAATCTCCACGTGAATCTTTACCTGTGACCTTCTTGGGTTGCTCGATAAGGAATTCACGTCCTTCTATGATTTGTCTCGTGTCAATCATATTGTTGACAGCTGTGAAGAACATCGCCAGCTTATCAGTACTACGAATAAGTGATAACTGGAATTGTACCTTCTCTTGAACTATCTTGAAGAACTCGTCGTAGGTAAACGGTAGGCGAAGGTTAGAATATCGCTCTATCAGTTTGACAGTTCCCAAGAAGAGGGATGCTGTCTTCATCAATCGGTCCATTTCTCCAGAGTTGATGAGGTCTTGCTTTAGTTCGTTATACGCTTCTTGCTTAAGGCTTCTAAAATGGTCCATAAACATAGGACGAAGCTCCAGGATCTGAAGGAGTACATTTGAAAGACCTATCTTGTTTGGGTCTTCAATAGTCTTCAGTTCCTCGAAGAGGCGCACTTCTTCTGGTGTGCGGTTTCGAGGCTTTGGCACCTCGCAAACAATCACACGACTCATAAGTGCGTTGTCATCACGCTGTGGTGTCTCTTGACCGCAGATGATTACAGGGGCAAACACCTTATCGTTCTCAATCTCTCGTCCAGAGGTTCCTTTTCTCTTTTGCTTACCGTCACCGTCATATACGATACCTTTTAGAGCTTGGAACTTGGTGTCGCTGATATCCTTGTTGTTATACTCATCAAGAACCACAGGAACGTCCTTGAATGTACCCATGATGGTAGACATCGCAGCATCGGTACCTGTGTTAAGGTTGAAGATAGGTATATTAGGAGAAATGAACAGCGAGCGGATTGAAATTGCTATCTGTGTCTTACCAGACGACATCGGACCCATGAAAAATGGAGCGGTGAAAAGTCTATCGATGCAGTGGATGTTGCTTCTGAAGGCGCACATAATTGCAAAAACTAAAGCCCATTTACCATTGTCGTTAATCTTATATACCTGGTCCATTAACGAAGCCCACTTTTCGAAGCTGACCTTCTTCTCAGCTGGGACCTCCTTGTATACAAGCTGACTGATGAGCTCGTACTTATCTGATTGCTTACCGCTTCCTGCGTAGATGGTAGAGAAAGCAGGGAGGTAGTAGTTATTCTTGTTATGGGTAACCACACCCAGTTCGTTAACAGGGTCGAACACCCACTGACCGTCGACGTTGTGAAAGATACCATTGGCAAAGGCAAAGAACTGTTCATCTGTCTTTCGACTCATACCTTCGCTCTGCTGATTACCGTAGGTCTTTACCTCCGAACACATTACGAAGTGGCGACTCATATATGTTTTGATAGCCTTCCATTGCCACTCTTCACCATTGAAGTTCACAGCTTCGTAGTTGATTAAAACCTCCTCGATTGAAGACATCTTCAGCATGGCTTTAGATGGTATTTCTATATATATAGGTGTCTCGTAATATCTACGATTGATACGCAGCACACGCTTATTCTGTTCGAAATCATCTGAAAAGATATGGAGTAATGGAGTCATGAAGAAGTCCGCAACTTGCGTCATGCCGTTACCATTCTTGTTGCGAAACATGTAGCACACTGGTTCGCTCTTCTTATTGAGGCGTGGGTAATACCCACTCTCTTTCCACATCCTCCTGTACTCTTCGCTCTCTTGTACATATTCTGGTGGCTCGTTTACATCAAACTCTTCATCGTCGAGGTTGTCTGCTTGCATACTAACCTTCATAGCAGACTTACGCTTGAGAACGAATGGCTTTCTTATCTCGTCAAACTGCCCCTTAGTTAGCTTGAGCAAAGAGCAGTAATGATTTCTGTTTATGGTTATAACAGTATCGTCAGCGTAGGATGTTAGTTCGATACAACGTGAGACAAGAGGAACTCGGTCTCCATTGAAGTTTTCGAAGAACTTACCGTGCAACGCTATGTAATAGTCAAGGAATGAACCTGTACTGTCGCTGAAGGTCATGTTTATCTTGATGCCTGCACGATACATCTCTGCGAGAGTATGCAAGTAATTATTTTCATCTCCATCATCCGTAATGCTACAACCTGTCTCGGAAGAAATAAAATAACAATAGACTCTTCGCAACTCTTGAATGTCGTTAGTTGATGGTCGACCTGATACAAATACGATAGGTTCTTCTCCATATCCATCGAGAAAATCCTGCATAACAGAGGTAATAATTGCAGGACGGTCGCTTTCAATATTCTCCTTTAGCGCATCGATACCGAAGATACCAGCCTGAGTGTTTGTGTTGGCGATAGATTCTTTTAGTTGAGTACGAATGCTTCGCACCTTGTTATCGATGAGTCCGATTTTACTTCGGAAATCTTCTGCAATTGATTTAATGTACTCCAGGCGCAGAACAGAGTCTTGTACACACGCTACGAGAGAACAGATAGAGTTTAAGCAGTCTGTGACAACTGTCTCGTCCTTGCAGCCTCGTGGAAGAATCATACGCTTGAACGCTTTTGGGAATGGTTCTGTGAGTTCTTTTAACTTCTTGCTTGTAAGGCTGCCGTGTGCTTTAGCGAACTCGTCGGGGTCCATACCTTTTTCAAGACGGATGCAGCGCACCTTTGCCCCAGCTTTTAAAAGCAGTTCACAGTTCTTTAACGATGCCTTGACGCCAGCAGGGTCGGCATCGTAAACCATTATGATATCATCTGTGAAACGAAGTAATAACTTCACTTGATCTTCAGTGAATGCGGTACCACTTCCTCCTATAACATTCTCGACACCTACCTTATGCAGAGACATTACGTCAAACTGACCTTCGACAAGATAGGCGAAGCCTGTCTTTCCTATACTCTTGCGTGCCTGGTATAATCCAAAGATGTGCTTACCTTTCGTAAACAGAGGTGTTTCGCCTGTGTTGACATATTTACCAGTACCATCTTTTGGTGTGACGATTCTACCTGAGAATCCTACGATATGACCTTGCATGTCGTAGAAGGGAAACATTAAGCGGTCACGGAACCTGTCGTATAAGCGACCTTCACTATTTCCAAGCACATCTACTTCTTGCAATAATTCTTGTGAATAACCAGCTTTTGATAGCTCTGCAAGAGCAAGGTTACCCATTGGAGCATAACCTACACCGAAGTCGGTCAATGCTTTGTCAGAAAGACTATATCCACGTGATGCAAGGAAACTCTCTGCTTGTCCAAGGTTCTTCTGAAAGAACTTTGCAGCAGCATCTATTGCGATACGTTGCGCTTCCTTTCTCTTGTAGGCAGCTTCTTCCTCAGGTGTGAGTTCCTTGGTAGGAAACTCGATGCCTGCTTGATTAGCACACCAGCGCAGAGCCTCTATGAAGCTTAGGTTTAGGTGATGCTGTACAAAGGATATAACATCTCCACTTGCTCCGCACACGAAGCAGTGATAAGTCTGTCTTGATGGACTGACGACCATAGATGGTGAGTGGTCATCATGAAAAGGGCAGACAACCTTATAGTTCGCACCTGTTTTGTGTAGGCGAGTAAAGGTTTCTATTACATTTACAATGTTTAGAGCTGACTTTACTTTTTCAATGAAATTCTTATCTATCATATTCCTTATTCTTCATTTTCCTCGAACAAATCCAACTGGCGTGATTCAAGTGCCTCTTGTAAGGTTACGCCTAAGTATTCAGCTACCGCAGCATACTCTTTGCTGCTTATATTTTTTCTTCCATAGTACAAGTCCCAAAATCGACGTTGATTTATTCCTGTTTCCGTGTAAAAGGCTCTTGTTGGCGTGAAGTCTTCTGGGTGGCGAAACTTTATCTTCAACATCTCCATAAGGATATTGCGCTTGACTTGCAATCCGACTGTAAGGCGATTGCGTAAAGCAAAGAGGCGAACAGACATAGAACTTCTGTTCAATGCTCTTCCCATCTGTTCAAATGACAGTTTACCAAGATTGTTCTTAACAAAGGTAGCATCACCTTCTGTCCACCGTTTATTAGCTATTTTGTTTCTAATCATATCTATAGGAGTCTAAGTTAAGAAAACAATATCTAAACATCCTTCAGAAACAGCACATGGTTGTACTGGAGGTCAAAACTCAAAATCGTTGTAGCTTCGGTTGGATGAATGCGCCCAAGTTGAACCTGAGCGTATATCCGTAGAGCTTCGTGTAATAATCGAAGTTCTCGCTCTGAAAGGTCTTGTATGGAGAATTTTCCCCAGTTATCTTTGTCTATAAACATTTTTTTCTTAGATATTCTGTGACTCCCTGCCTGATTTTCTTTCGTACTGACGGGCTTAATGTTAACTTTTGATTAGGATCCTTGTGAGAAAACCGAAAAGACATCCTAAAACCCATTTTGCGGATAGCCTTTTTTCTAATTTTTCTAATGCTGGTCATAGTTATTCAAATTTAAGGTCATACAATTTGTTTCTTTCCAGTGAGCTACCAAAGACTCCTACAAGGTCCCCATCTTCTTTATTTTCTCTCCATTCAAAATCAGTAGAGAAAGCCTCTCCTTTATCATTCCAAATGATACCTTCATTTTCAAGGTGACCAGTTACTTGACGAACATTCGAATGGTTTAGCTTCATCTCGTCGATGAAGATTCCTAAGTTTAATGCGTCAATTGCTTTTTCAAATTCCTTTGTTTTCATAAGATTGTTTTATTTGTTTTACATTCTTTTTCCGTAGAATACTGAACATACTTTTCAAGTAAGTTACAGTAAATACCATTTATGCACATGCGATGAGAATCGCAGTGTAGACATTCTCTATGCATCTGGGAAGAGCTCGTGTTCGGGTATGTTAAGATAGTCTGAGATTACCTTTCTCTTCTGGGGGGCTGGAGTAAAGTCGCCCCTTAACCATCTATAGACAGTACTTTCATTAACACGGCATAACTCCATTATCTTTGATATCTCTTCTTTGCGCTGATTAGGAAGAGAATATATGTACTCTTTGAATCTCATTTTTATTTTTTTTATATTCTTTTTATTGCGCCCTCGATATATTTTTATTATTTTCGTGGCGCAAGTAATACTTGCGTAGCGCAAAGGTCTAACATTTATTTGAAATAACAAAATAAATGAGAGATTATTTCTCTCATTTATTAAAAAATAATGAAAATGGAAGAAGAAACTATTACTAATCGCATCGCTCAATTGATGAACAAAGAAGGACATACGATAAATACGTTCGCTCGAAAATTGAATATCTCTTGGACTTCAGCTAATAATATCATCACTGGTCGCAACGCACCTAACTATGAAACCATAGTTAAGATTTTAACGAGTTTTGAAAATATTGATGCTAACTGGTTGATAATGGGGCAGGAAAGACGAGAAGAAACTAATGAGGATAAACTTTATTCTGTTATTTCGATGCAACAGAAAACCATAGAAAATCAACAGAGAACAATAGACCGATTAACAGCGAAGCTCGTTGAAAATGTATCTGAAGATTCTGTTAAAAAAGTGGCAAATGCCGTATAATTAAGATGCGCCTTAGAGGTGTTTAGAAGTGTTTTTACGGTGTTTTTATTCAAACATTTTAATTAAAAAATCACTCAAATGTTTGATAGCGAAGACAGTGTAAGATTTATATTGTCGGTGAAAACTCGGTGAAAATTAACTAAGAACTAAAAATTGTCCTATTGAATATCAGCAAGTTAGAAATGTAAAAAATAAATCTGAAATCTGGTCATCCCGACTGTGAAATATGATTACAAAAGAGGCTGTTATGGCCTCTTTTTTGTTTATAAAAATCATACAGATGACCTACTTTATGTCATATGTCCCTTTTGCCCATGTTGAGAGTGGGCAATAATAAATCCTTTCTTCCCTTTCTTGTAAGCGTGAGGATGCTTAGCACATGTTGTGCGGAGCCTCAGCACCAATGGTGCGCATGGTGAACATGCATGATGCGGGGACTTAGCACTAATCGTAAGGAGGTTTTTTAACCCTTCAAAAAGTTCTGTTGCGTTCGTATAGGGCAAGTTGTCAGCGTGTTACGCTATAATGTAAAGGAGGGAAGTAGGGGCTACCTTCCCACTGTCCTCACCTCTTACCTTAGAAAGAAAAGTGTTTATTCGAATTTTATAGATTTGATAAGTTCGGTGATATAACCGACAGATACACCATTGTCGAAGGCAGATATGATACAAGCCTTCTCTTTTTTCTTATCAATAAGGATACAGTAACGCCAGAAAACAGTTTCTCCTTTTTTCTCAATCTTCCTTATACGGTATGTACAAGTGTTGCCATTAATGTTCTCTTGACCCTCTGCAATTAGTTGAGGAGAAACGTCATCGAAATTTTTGAGTATTTCCTTTTCCCAACTCCTATAAACTTTTTCTGTATATTCATCAGATAAATAGAATGCAGTTAGGCCCGCACTACCAACGTATTTATTGTGTATTTCGAACAAAGGGTCGATAGGTAACTTTTCTTTAAACTGTTGCCTTTCACAGGTGAAACCTTTGGGGATTGTAAAGATAAACACTCCATTGGTACGTTGGTTAGGCTGTAGCTTCCTACTAAGCATCTCTTTTTTCTGCTTAGCTTTGGTTGTAAAGTTCATTACTAAATCTGGTGTTCCTAAGAGGAATAGCACGACTGATGTGGTGAACAGGCCTATTATGACTGCTCGGTTCATTTTTGGCGTATTACGACAGGCTGAGGGAGTAGCCTCTTTCACCTTGGTTGAGACAAACAAATAGCCCATCCAGATGATTCCGAGGCAGAGACCACCGAGGTAAAGCAGGCAGTCAGCTGTCAAGTGTCCTTTTGTAAGGGAAGTGATGAGTATCAGTATGTTAGCAAAGATCATCAGTCCTGCATAGGCCTTAGCGTAGAACGTGGCATTAGCCTTGCGTCTTATAAAAGCATAGATGGTATAGAGCCCTGTGTAGCATAGTGTGAAAATGGTAAATATATTTGCGATTGCAATATTGCTCGATAGGTCTTCTCCTATTATGTTATAGGCTTTCAAGCCGAGAAATAAGCTATAGGCAACACCAATGATGGCCGTAAGGAGATAGATGGCAAGAAACCCTTTAATCTGCGTGTTTGCCTCTAACTGTTGTTGTGTATAGGCAGATGTCGCTTTGTTCTTGTCACTCTTATTATCTTGTGTCCCTATCTGCTGAGGATTTTCAAACGTCTTTTCCATATCTTTTATGTTTTTAGTTATATTTGTTTCCATACTGTTTCGAGTAATAGTGGTGGTTATATTTGCCTGCTATTGCAGTTCGTTTTCATACTCTATGAGGAAAGAGTAGGGCAAAGATAATAAGATTTTTCAATATCTCGCAATGTTTATAATAGTTTGTTGAATTATATGTTATGTCAAAGGAAAATGTTTTTATCTCAAATCTTATTTGTATCTTTGCCTACTCTATTGGGATGATAAAACCAAAATCTATTGTATTACGTAATTAAAACAAACAAGAAAATGGCTACAATGAGCGTAACCTCTTGGGCAAATTTGTTGCAGGATTCTCTGCTGTTTATTCATAAAAAAAATGGACTTAATAGTATCTCTTCTTGGAGAAGATATTTAGATAGGGGCGTGTTCACGCTCTTTGCTTGTTTTCTATTAGGTCAGTCATCCAATGCGCAGAACTTCAGAACGTTGCGAGATGTAAAAGTGAATGAGACCGTACTCGATCTTTCACAGTCTGACTGTAAAGTGATTCCTCGCAATGCGATGCACTCTTGTCATCGTCTTACGTCGCTTACACTTCCCCCAAAACTTGATTCTATCGGTACGCAAGCGTTCTTTGCTTGTGACGGAATCAGTGGAAAACTATATTTCCCAGCAACTACACGTGTGGTAGATGTATCAGCTTTTAATGGTTGTCGTCAGTTGACAGAATTGTCTTTCGACGGCTCTACACGTATAGGTGCTTTCGCTTTTGCTAATTGTCGTGGACTTCGTGAAGTTCGTCTCTCGGCTGTTGTTCCTCCTGCTTGTGCTGACAATGCTTTTGATGGTATAGATCTTAGCCGTGTGAAACTCATCGTTCCTGCTCAAGCAAAGAAGGCATATCGTAACGCACCGGGCTGGCGAAACTTCTTCTCACGGCATGAAATGGAGAATGTATGCGACCCAGAGAATCTCCTCGTACCTCGTCCTCTCAAGTTAGAAGTCTACAAAAATAGTCTTCCTCTCAAATGGAAAGATGTTGTAGGGGTAGAGGCTCCACAGGAATTGAGTAATGAAAAGATGCAAGCTGAGCGCATTCTCGGTGAGCGAACAGTCTATAAGAAAGGACGAAAGACTGGTCCGATGGTGCGTCTTGTACTTGACAAGTCGCTTACCAATGATGAGGCTTACACCTTGCAGGTGAATGATAAGGGAGTAACAATCAAAGGACGTACAGCAACAGCGGTGTTCTATGCATTGATGACACTCGAACAACTCTGTATTGGTAATGGTGTTTCCTCACGTTCAGTGAAGATTCCTACGCTCAATATTGTGGACGAACCACGTACGGCAATCCGTGAATTGATGGTCGATCCAGTGCGTCATTTTATTCCGTTTGAGGATTTGAAGGGCTTTATTGTTGAGATGGCACGCTATAAGTTTAATGCACTCCATCTTCATTTGGTAGACGATCAGGCTTGGCGTATAGAGATAAAGAAATACCCAGAACTAATTGAGAAGGCGTCTGATCGTGTCGGAATGGACGACATGCCAGAGCGTATCAGCGGTTATTATACCCAAGACCAGATGCGCGAATTGGTTCGTTTCGCAACCCAGTATCATGTTATGGTGATTCCAGAGATTGAACTCCCAGGGCATGAGGTAGCTGCTGTTCACTGCTTTCCACAGCTCTCTTGTGTCAAGAAGCCTGTACCTATTCGCTTGACTTGTGGTGTGAGCAATGAGTTACTATGTCCTGCAGAGCCTTTTGTCTATGAGTTTCTCGATAATGTCCTGACTGAGTTAGCCGATGTGTTCCCTGCTCCATATGTTCATTTGGGTGGTGATGAGGCTGGGCAGCCACCATTGGGGGCATGGTCAGATTGCGCAGCTTGTACAGCACTGAAGAAGAAAGAAGGGTACACAGAGAACTGGCAGTTGCAGCAATACCTCTTCGACCGCGTGATTAATAAACTTCAGTCATTGGGTAAGATCCCAATGTACTGGTATGAACAGGAGTTTAAGACGATTCAGCCGGGTTGTGTGGTTTATGCATGGCGACATGGTTTGACGAAGACGGCTATTGATGCTGCCGTACGCAATAAGGCGAAGATAATGCTCTGTCCGGGTGAACACTGCTATCTTGACTATCCACAGCAGAAGGGGGATATGCCAGAGAAAAACTGGGGAATGCCGGTAACAACGCTTGAACAAACCTATCGTCTTGACCCTGCATGGGGGCAGGATAGCGTGTTTGTACGTGATAATCTGCTCGGTGTGAGTGGAACGCTTTGGAGTGAATGTATCAACTCCACAGAACGAATTTACTATCAAGCTTTCCCACGTGCAGCCGCTTTGGCTGAGGCAGGATGGAGTGTACCAGAACGTAGAAGTTATAAGGAGTTCCTCACACGAGTTCGTCCGTTGACAGATGATATGCAACGTCGTGGTATCGCTGTAAACGTAAGATAGAGTGATGATGGTGGTTGTCAGCTTGTAAAAAGAAAGTCTTTACGATGACGACAGAGCGTTATAAATAAAAGTATCATCACGAAGGTAATGAATTATTCTTCGTGATGATAAATATTTTTCTTCATGAAAAAAAATATTTCTTGTCGTGAAGAAAAATATTTTTTTCATGAAAATAATTTGCTAAAGGTTCAGACTTACACCAGCAACGACCCATGCGCCTGGCTGTGGAACATTCCCATAGTCAACGTAATGGGCCCCAAATAGATTGTTGGCTTCGACGTATGCGGTCCATGTTGAGGCTTTCCAACTCATTCGACTGTCCACAACTCCATAGCTCTTATACCTTTGTAGCTGGTTGTTTGTGTCGATATAGTTTCCCATTCGATGTTGGAAGCGATAGTAGAAACCAAGATCAAGATTGCGCCAGAGGTTCAACTGGAGATTGCTGACAAACTTGTTCTTCAAATATTCCAATGCATACTTACTTACATAGCCTTGATTATCAACCTTCTTTTGGTGGATATAGCTATAAGCCACACCAAACTTCTTAAAGAATCTTTGTGAAGGAAGAAGCTGATAGAGATCGAAATCGAGTGAAGCCTCTGTTCCAAAGTGCTTTATTTTTCCGAAGTTTACACTCTTCCATAGCACAGCTCCGTTAGCATCTAATGTACCATCACTAATCCAGTCGATAAGGTTCTTATGATTATTCCAGTAAACGCTTGCCTTGGCAGTGACGCCCTTATTGTCATATTTCACACCCGTTTCGAATGCTGAAAGTTCTTCTGGGCGAAGATGTTTGTCTGCCTTATGACCACCAACTGA